ATGTGTGGACGCTTTTCACAGTCGATGACGCGTGAAGATTATCTTGCCCTGCTCGCTGATGAATCAGAATGCGATATTCCATACGATCCCAAACCAATCGGACGTTTTAACGTGGCGCCTGGCACCAAAGTGCTGCTACTGAATGAACGCGATGAACAGCTGCATCTTGATCCGGTCCTGTGGGGATACGCTCCGGGATGGTGGGATAAACCACCACTGATTAATGCCCGCTCCGAAACCGCGGCCAACAGCAGAATGTTTAAGCCTCTCTGGCAGCATGGTCGCGCAATTTGCTTTGCTGATGGCTGGTTTGAGTGGAAAAAAGAAGGATACAAAAAGCAGCCCTACTTCATCCATCGAGCCGATGGCCAGCCGATATTCATGGCGTCGATCGGCAGCACACCATTTGAACGTGGCGATGAAGCAGAGGGTTTTCTGATAGTGACGGCTGCGGCCGACAAAGGACTGGTCGATATTCACGACAGACGACCGCTGGTATTGTCACCAGAAGCTGCTCGCGAATGGATGAGGCAGGATGTTGGTGGGAAAGAGGCTGAGGAAATTGCAGCCGACGGATCCGTACCGGCTGATAAATTTATATGGCACGCCGTGACGCGTGCCGTCGGGAATGTTAAAAATCAGGGTGCGGATTTAATTAATCCCGTCACTTAACCTGAAGCAGGTCCTCATAGCGGGTGGTGTATCGTGGTGAGAGCATCTCTCTCTTCATCGCCCACTGCTGCTGGATACCCTGTCCGGCAAAATACAGTGCCCCTCTGCCCTCCTTCGCATTGAGATGATCCAGAACCTCCATCAGCTTCTCACCACCCCGGCGCGGCGCATTATCATCAAACAGATTCAACTGGGCTATACCCTGACTGAAGAAGTCTCCCAGCATTACACCCGCCTTCTGATATCGGTGACCGTCTTTCCAAATAGCATCCAGGCTCCGCGTCGCTGCTGAAATGATATCCCGGCTGTCCTGGGTCGGCGTGAGCAGCTTTACCGAGGCGCTGTTGCCATAATAAGGCTCGCTCAGTGCAAAGGGTGACGTTTTGACAAAGGTGGATATGAAGCGGCAATACTGATGCTCGCCACGCAACTTTTCCGCAGCGCGCGACGCATAGCTGCAGATGGCCTGCCGCATAGCGTCATATTCGGTAATTCGCTCCCCGAACGATCGTGAGCAAACAATCTCCTGCTTTACAGGGGCAAATTCCTCCAGTTCAAGACAGGGTTCGCCGCGCAGTTCGCGCACCGTTCTCTCCAGGACAACATTGAAGTGCTTCCGGATAAAACGAATATCAGTATCAGCCAGATCCAGAACCGTCTTAATCCCCATTGCCTCCAGCTTTTTGCTGATACGGCGCCCTACTCCCCATACTTCATCAACCGGAAGTGCAGCCATCAGTTTACGCTGGCGATCCAGATTAGATAAATCCACCACCCCGCCCGTTTGTCTCTGCCATTTTTTTGCAGCATGATTCGCCAGTTTCGCCAGAGTCTTTGTCTGGGCAATACCAACGCCAACCGCCAGCCCCGTATTTTGATAAACAGCATCTTTTAATTCCCGCCCGAAATCCTCCAGAACACGACAATTCCTGACACCAGCAAGATCACAGAATGCCTCGTCTATTGAATAAATTTCGCAGCGTGGCGACAACGCCTCCAGCGTGAACATTACCCTGCTGGACATATCCGCATACAGTTCATAATTGCTGCTGAAACAAACCACGCCATATCGACGGAATAAGTCCTTCTGCTTAAAATACGGATCCCCCATTTTCACACCAACCGTTTTGGCTTCAGCGTTACGGGCAATAACACAGCCATCGTTGTTTGAGAGAACCACAACCGGCCTTCCTTTCAGATCTGGCCGGAACGCAGTCTCACAACTGGCATAAAACGAGTTAACATCAACCAGAGCAAACATGTTCAGCTTGCCGCTTTAACGATAAACGTCACAACGCCAAAGATATCCAGCGTGTCTTCGCTGCTTATCATAATGGCCGCATACGCACTGTTTTCAGGAACAAGCATGACGCTCGGGTGCAACTGCAGACGTTTAACAGTGAACTCCCCGTCTACAGCAGCGATAACGATATCTCCATGCGCAGCCTTTCTTGATCGATCGACCACCAACAAATCACCATTACTTATCCCCGCCCCATTCATGGAATCACCGGACGATTTCACAAAATATGTTGCGCTGGGGTGTTTCACTAACAGTTCATTTAAATCAATACGCTTTTCAACGTAGTCCTGCGCCGGAGATGGAAAGCCACAGGGAACAAGATCGCTGAACAAGGGGAGCCCAACTATCTGGCGCAGCTCTACTGGTGAATAAAACATCATAATAAACTCACTCACATTAATACTGTTTATATATACAGTATATACTGACGTTATACACAGTAAAGAGGAGTTAAAGCATGTTCGTGGAACTCGTTTATGACAAAAGGAATTTTGATGGTCTGCCCGGTGCAAAAGATATCATTCTGGGCGAATTGACCAGGAGGGTTCACCGGATTTTCCCCGACGCTGATGTCCGGGTTAAACCGATGATGACATTGCCGGCGATCAACACTGACGCCAGTAAGCACGAGAAGGAACAGATAAGCCGTACTGTTCAGGAAATGTTTGAAGAGGCTGATATGTGGCTGGTTTCAGATTAAACGCCTTGAACCGTCATATTGCTTAAGTACAATCCGCCGTGACTGGCAATCATTCAATACTCGCACTATCGGACGTGAGCCAGTCGGCCGCAATCATGCTCTTGCATACGGCATGGTTGCGGCAGTTATAATTTTTACGACTGAGTATCCTGCTGATTTTGCTGGCGCTCCCGTTCAGCTTTTTCTATCGCTTCACGTGTCTCTTTCTGAATCCTGTTCCAGATACTGTCTTCCGGCATTTCCACACGCACAGACACAAAAGAATCTGCCGGAATATCGACAGGCTCACCGTCAGCCACTGTCTCTGTAAACACGCCGTCAATATCGGTGTTCCCTATTCTGTTCTGAGCAAAAGGAGGCGCGGAGGGATGAACCCGGTGATACGTTCTGACCAGTACAGAGCCACCAGCATTGACTTTGTAGTCCAGCCAGATGCGGGGTTGCTTGTTTCTGTCGACAGGGATTTCAAAACCGCCATCGATCCCACCCCATGCAGCATCAGCATTCAGGCCCATACAGCCGGTGATAAGATATTGTCCCGTATCAATTCGTTCAGATACACAACCTTCGGCTTCTGTTGTGCATTCAGATGTTCCGTCACTAAACAGTTTCAGCACTGGCGAAGCTTTTTTTATGAATCCATTTCCGTCAGTTATCGTGTTTCGGGTATGCCAGAAATAAGCAGGAGCTTCGTAATACCACATATTCCCCACGGGAGCGTATTTCGGAACCACAATACCACAGACAGGTACGCCACCGTTTGAATAAGAAAACAGCTGAAAATTCATTTCAGCTGCGGAATCATCTGGCCATGGACGCAGGTTTATCAGGCCAATAGCCCTGTCTGCTGCTAACCCTAATATCTGCCCGGTATGAATACCCGCGGTAATCCCCATAGGATATGCACTCGGTACAGCATATGAAGTGATTCCTCTCATATCTTCCGGATACTTCGACATTACTGCAGTTCCTTCTGGCGCAGCCGTTGTGTTGCGTGTGGCAGCGGTTCCAAGACCTAATGCGTTTCTGGCAGCAGATGCATCTGTTAAATCGGACAGATTGGCGCTTTTGGACAACTTTTTACTTAACTCCTGGCCCACCCCAGTCAACGCCTGATTAATACTGCTCAGAGTGGCTGCAATACCACCCCATGCAGGTCCGGTGAATGAACTGCCATCCGGCAATTTTACCGTGACATCTCCGCTGCTGCTGAATATCAGTTGCCAGTTCTGTTTGTCGTAATTCAGCCCCCGCAGCGCCTCCGTGTTCTGCACCACCATTGCGGCAGTGACCATATTCAGCGCCACACGAGGAACAACTGACCATGCCGCACCTGATTGTGTTGGTCCTGTGAAGTTACTGACCAGCGTCAGCGCCGTGCCACTTTCCACGGACTTAACCGGAAGCGTATAGGGAACACCACCGACCGTAACAACAATAAAATCTCCGGCCGCCACCTCGGTGGTAAACGCGGTCCCGCTGCCAGCGACCGCAGCAGAGTTATTCGTCAGGGTTAAAGTTCCTGCTGACATGGATGTCTCCTGAATTCAGATAATAAAAAACCCGCCGGAGCGGGTTGTTTTTTGGTAAGGCATTAAGAGCAATTCGAACTGGTGAAGTTATTTTTATTCACCCATCGCCAGTTAAATGGATAACCGGCTCTGTACTCAGTCTGATTTGCAACTTTTCGTACACCGTAAATCTGCACTGACTGGGGCAGCCCACCAGCCACTAACTCAGCCTGACAAACAGGTTTCTGTTTCTCCAGAACAGGTCCTGAACATGCTGAAAGCACCAGACAGACAATAACTGGAATAATTATATTTTTCATTTCGACACCAGAGTTAATTATTTAAACAAAAAATAACCAATGGCATTGAATAATAAAAATAGTTTTAATAGATCAATATTCTTAAATTGATCGTTTAAATCGATCGGTTTAATCATATGCGGCTGTGTTTATCGCCGTTATTACAATCCCGCTATTCGTCGTTCCGACTGAAGAACCACTTGCCGTTGTTGATGAAAGTCCTTTTATTCTTGTTCCCGCACCTTCATTGAAGCACCCCGTTCCCACATCCACAGGCTGGATTATTGGTTGTCCGCCAGGTGCTGAACCAGCATGCAGAAGAACAGACCCCAGCCCCATCGGATTTACGGCCCATTTGCCTGCCATGTATGTATCGATGTTAAGCCCACCCGTTGCAGCGCCGGGTGAGCCTATAGTTGTAAGGTCGCTTAATACCCGGGACTCATTCGTAAGTACCAGTGTCCCTTCGGCATCCCATATAGCCACCCCCCAGGCAGGAAGGGTGAGCGGATAGATAGCAAAAAAATACGCCTCCAGAACAAAAGCCGCTCCTCTGTAATTAGACGCATCAACACTGAACGTATTACCAGTTTTTGAAGCTGATATCTTCGCCGGGGAGCTGGTTCTTGCAAATGCAATCCCTCCCTTCTGACCGTCGATAGTCACTGACGCCGAAGCACTGTTAAAATCTCCCCCCAAAGTTGAGTTTACAGTTACTTTTCGGTAAAGCGTCATTGGTGTGGAATCAGGCGTGATAAAAGGGTTCCCGTTAGGTAATGAAATTAATGCGCCATATTTTGCCATCTATGCAGTCTCCGCAAACACGATTAACTGCACTTTCATTGCCGGATAATCGTTAATCCCATCACTACCAGAAGGCTGTATTGTTATGGTGTTCCCAGATGCAATAATGTTTCTTTTGTCTGTGTAACTTATTGTCCCTTTATCCTCCAGAGTACCAACTGCAAACCCAACCTTTAAGCCAGGCTCAAGGTTGAACTGGTAGCTTCCTGTTTTCTGACCTAAAGCAAGATCGATGATTCCCACCACAGAAACAGGTTTAATGCCGTAGTTATTCGGGACGCCATTTGCGTCCCACGTCTGAATTCCCCATGACATCAGAATACCCCTGTTAATTTGCCAATCTGCACGCGGAGAACGCCATTGCCATCTTTAACGCTGTAATTCAGATTGGTCATTTTCGTTGCCCCCTCCCCGGCAACAGCCCCATTCATTTCAAACGTTCCGTCTGATTTCATAATGGTGCCTGTTTGTCCCTGAACATAATTAGCGGAGCGCAGTTCTTTAATTTTTGCCAGCGTGATTTGGCTATACTGGATAAATGCATCACTGATAAAGACCTGACCATTGACCACCGCAAAGGGTGAATATTGCGTATCGCCGCTGCCACTCATCAGGACGAACTGATTGGCGTTAAATCCGACACGAGTGACTACCGGCTTACCCGCCTCCGCCAGCACCGCAATCGACATTCCGGCGTTATACATCACACCGTTAATCCGGACCCCAGTTTTGAGGGTGTAAATCGCAGAGGCTCCGGTAGCATCAACCACGGCAGTAAGCTTGTCCTCCAGTGCGGCAGTTACATTATTGAACTGTGCCTGCACCTGCGTCGACATTTCAGCCATGGCCTTATCGACCTGTGCAATGGTCGTTTTAACCACCAGAATATCCGCGCGTACTTCACCATACTGCGCCCACTGGTGTTCCACGGTTGCATGGTTGGCCAGCGCGTTCTGCAATGCGGCTTCGAGGTTAGTATCAATGTCGCTTGTCAGGCGATTACCGTCGGCTGACGTCAGGAAGCCATCAGCAATATCCCCCAAGTAATCATCAGCATTCGCATTGGATTCGCCACGAACCCAGTCGGTCCAGTCACTCTGATTACCAATGCGATCGACCAGACGAGCCCGGTACCAGAACTCCTGACCAGCCTTCAAACCCAGTTGGGTATATGTGTGTTGCGGATACGGAACGCCAGCAAGCAGCAGAGGGTTATCCCCATTTCCGTTTGCTGAATACTGCAGTTCGGTCTGGAGGGTATCACCTGTATCTGCCGGAAAGGACCAGTCAACCTGTATACCCCAGTTGATTGCTGTGGTGCGCAGACCAACCGGCTTGGGAACATCCCCAGTACGTCCAGTGAGATGAGTCAGCACAGAAGAGGTCCACAAACTGGACGCTCCACCAGAGTTAATGGCGCGGACTCTCACGAGGTAATCGCCTGAGAAAATCCCGGCGATCTCTATATTGCGCAGGCCTGTTTCGGGAATGTTGATCCACTCATTATCACCACGTTTCCACTGTGCCTGATACGCGACAATATCCGCCTGAGGTTTCCCGTTTTTATCTACTGGCGCATCCCAACTCGCAACCATGGTCGCAATACGCTGCCCCTGCCGGACCGAGTCGTAACTGCTAATCGCGATATTCGTGGGCTGGCTAACCAGGCCTGTCGGTAACAGACTAATCGGCGACGTATCCAGCCGGGCGTTGTTATCAACGGCATCGTATTTTGCGCCGTTGTACTCTGCACCGGTGATACTGTAGGTGTTCTCTTCATCGTTAAATGTCAGATTGGTTACGCGGAAATACTGCAGGCGCAACTGACCTGCATCGATAACAAAAATGGCATTAGGTAATGGAGCGGCGGTAAACGCAGTTGCCAGTATCAGTTGCTGGCCGTTAACCGCCTGAATGGTTCTGCTCTCAACGGTACCGCCCTGGGTACGAATCATCAGCGTATCACCCGCCACCGCACTCGTGCCGCGATCGGTAGTTACTGACTTCAACCCTGCATCGTAATCAGTAATACGTCCACCATAGACACGCCCAGACAGCCGCTCATCTGCAAACGCAAATACGGTCCCCGGCACATAAGCGAAGCCATCAAGTCCCGTCTGGACAGTGATAATACGGTCCAGAGAATTGGAGTACACTGCCCAACCACCCCGGCGCTGAGCTTCGCTTTCACGTGTGCAGCCAATCGCGGTTAGCTGAGTCTGCTTAAACTTGAACTGCTTAACCAGTTCGGGGAACATCACTGCAGTAGTGCGATCCTGATAGTGGTTATCCGGATCACTAAAGTTAATCAGCGCTGAGCTATAGCGGTTCTTTTCACTGCCGCTGGAATAGGTTGGTTTCCCGACCACAGAGGCACGGGTGAGGATCTGAAGTTTTGACGTATCTGCTGGCATATCAGAGACAACATTGAACATGTTGTTGCCCCAGAACGTCATGCCGTTAAAACCTGCCGCAATATCCTTAATCACCTGCCAGGCATCAGCCTGAGCCTGGATATAAACGTCAAACATAAAGCGAGGCTCGGTACCGCTGCCCCCCTTTCCATCCGGTACCTTCTGATCGCAGCGCTGGGCAATACGATATAGCTCCCATTTATCGAGCATCGCTGGCGTAACCCTGCGACCTAGGCCAAAGCGCGACTCAGTAAGAATATCGAACCAAATCCATGCAGGATTATTCGTCCATCCCCATTTGAATGTACCGTCCCATGTACCGCCATAAGTGCGTGTAATCGGATCGTAGTTCTGCGGGATGCGGATCACCCGGCCTTTCGGCTTGCAGGATATCTTCGGGATGTTGCTGAATGCTTTGGCGTTGAATGACACATACAGCAGCGCGGTATGTGGATAACGGAGACGCGCATCAATCACCTCGGTGATCGCCTGTACCTGCGTTTTGTTCTGGAGCATTTGGCTGGTACTGTCTTCGGTATCGCGCACGACCCGAATCTGCCAGCCTGTGTTCGCTTTCGGTAGGTTAATACGGTGCGTCAACTCATAGAGAGAGCTGAGTTTCTCCGTAACAGTTTTGGTCATTACGGTGCTGTACGCGCCGCCATCAACGGCAAGGTCGATATGGTACTGAACCGTAGTACCGACAATATCCCCATCGTTTTCCTGCTGTTGAAGGCCTGGAATGCCAACGCGTACCAATACGGCATCGATCTGGATATTGCTGATAGCTCGAGTCCATGGCGTGGCCTTTGTCAGCGATACGCCGACCGTAGTTTCATTCTCGACAGCAGGAAATCCCGGTATTGGTGTCTGGGTCTGTGTGCCAGGCCGGAAATCCCATGACACATTTTCAAAGTTCATCGTTCCGTCGTGGTTTCCCAACGGCGTACCGTCCAGGAATATCCGGGTCGCATCCAGGCCACCAGCAAACTCACCCTCCCCGAGCGCCAGCAGCATGCGGCAGCGCGCCATTGACTGAGCCGAATCGGGCTGCTCTACAGGCGTGTGCTGCTTCTGGCTGCCACCCTTTGCACCAGTGATCGCTTCCATATTACATCCATAAAAAAAGCACCCAATTGGGTGCTTGATATTCAGAAAGGAGTTTTCAGATGTCTTCTGCGACTATGCCAGCACTGATGATGGCGCCGCCAATCTCGCGCTCCCCATAAAGAAGCGCGACCGGGTTACCCATCGCAAGGGTGTTCACCGAGCCACCGAAGGCATATGAGGGTTTATTGTCAGGATCGTCTCGCCCCTGTAGTCCTTTTGGTTGGGGAGACAGCATCTGGTAGATACCGCCAGCCATCATTGATGCACCGGACATTACAAGCCCGGCACCGAATGTCAGGCCAACACCTGTCCAACTAGTCATTGCGCCAATAACAACCCCAGCAACAACCATGACAGCCCCCAGAATGGTCTGAAACATACCCGCCTTTTTCGCCCCTTCCATCACTGGCGCGATGCGAATATCGCTTTCCCCGGATAGCTCCTTAAAATCATCAACTCCGATATTGCGTTTCCCGCGGAACACCGCAAACGTCATACCGTTCTTTTTGGCGTTCATCAGGTAACTTTCCAAACCGTCCAGGTTGATGCAAAGCGCCTTTACCGCCTCAGCTGATGTCTGCACCGCCAGCCTGTGAACACGGCCAAACCGGGCTCCAAGTACACCGTACAATCGAATCGTGGTTAAACGCGCCATGGCTGAATCTCCTGCAGTAGCTCTTTGTGACGGACGCAGATCATCGTTCTGTCTTTGAAATAACCTCGTGCATACGGCGTGATGCAGGATGGTTGCCCGTACAGATGGTGAAGCAGCTCGCCTTCCTCGGTAATGATCCCCGCGTGATTCCACTTACTGGATTCAACCTGCATGATGACCATACAGCCTGGCGACGGGTCGCATTCGATAAACCCCTCCCGTTCCCAGTTGTCGAAATACAGGTTGTCCGGGTACTGGCTTTCCCACCATGGGTAATCGACGCGGAAATCGTTAAGCATCACGCCTTGGGTGGCATGCCAATCCATTACCAGTCCCCAGCAGTCATTTGAGCCCAGGATAAACGGACGCCCGATAAGGGGTACCGCCTCCGGCATTATCTCAGCGTATTCGTCACTATCCGGCGCGTAAATACCCCAGACCACGCCGGAGTTATTACACTGCTGGCGATCGAGATCTGAAGCTATTGCACGCGCGCCATCACCCGGGTGCGAGTGAATGACACGGATTATGGTTCCGCTATCTTCAGCATTCGCCCAATACTCGCCGTCAATACGGAAATGCTCTGTCGGGTTTTCGTGCCTATTCGGTACCGGGATATACCGCTGGCGCCGTCCTGACTGGATGACGAAGCCGCAGCATTCGCGCGGGGATGCCTCCAGTGCATGAGTCCGGATAGCGTTCATTATCGTTTTGTTCATATTGAAGTCCGGTTATCGGGAGAAGAGAACAGTTGCCGGGAATCCACCAAAATCGAGAGTGGCAGTATTAGGTTCAGCCAGGCCCGCACCAAATCGCTTGCGGCAATCGCTCAGGCAACCACCGCACACGTCCAGCGCAGGGTCAGCAACCGCATTCCCTTTCGCATCAAAATACGCTGTTCCGTTGTAGGTGCAGCCGTCACCGCTTCGGTACTGGCCGCGCAGAGCCCACTCGCACAGCGATGTAATTTGACGGGTGGGAATAACTAGGTTCTGCAAATCCGCTGGGCTACTCAACGCCCACGTCACCACTTCATCATCTTCAGAGGTTTTCGTGTCCAGCCAGAAAGTCTGGAGAGTAAACATCGACGGATCAGCTGTCGCGTTCACGCCACCAGGGAAGTTCACCGCATCGAGGTAAACAGTGTAGGTGTCGATGATACTCACCTTAGCGTTAACCATGTCCTTGAACTGCAGGCAGAGCGCAGTGATATGCCCGTCAAGGTTCGATACGCTAAGTTTCGGCTCAGCGGCCTGGTCGGTCGAGAGAGCGAGGTCAGAAATCTGGAATGGCCAGAAGTCGAAGGTTTTACCATCCCAAAATATGGGCTTTGGTCCAAGTTTAGTCTCATCGCCTTTCGCCGCTTCGATCTCGGCGGGTGTATGGGGAAATGGACTGTAGTGGAAGCGATGAATACCGCCACTGAACTCTGAAGCATCTACTTCAACCAGCCGGACTCTACCGCCCGGCGCCAGCATTGCCGCCGTATCAATCAGTGCTGTCATGCTCCACCTCAGGCATAGACGCCATAGGCGCGCTTAATCGTGAATGTCAGCTCAGCGAATTTGCTGCTAATCTGGTTTTTGCGCACGGAGTCGGCGACAACGCGATATAGCCCCTTCTCTTCGCCCGGCGGTGTGATGATGAAAGCCTTAACGGTATGCGCCAGGAGAAAGTCCCGAACGGTATTCACTTCAGAATCAGCGCCCACATGCTTCATCGGTACCTGAATAGCAGTTGAGTTAATGCCGTTCTCGGCCACCTGCTCATAACCATCGCCAAACTGAGCCGATCGCACCGTCTGGCTGTATTCCACTGCGCCAGCACCCAGTTGTGAGTGCCAGTTATATGTCTCAACGGCCATATTTGCTCCATAAAAAAAACCACCCAAGGGTGGCTACTGTCTGAATATCAGGATGTTGATAACTGATAACCCTGGTTAATGTGTAGACTCAGCCCGACAGCAGTGAGCGGCTCAGCTCCACACCCTGGCGGCCGTATATTTCAGACTGGCGGTACAGCGGGGTGTGCTCTGCATACTTTGAACTCAGCACGCGGGCCAGCAGCCCCGGTCCTGCGATACCCCGCTCGATGGGCCGTGAAGGCGCGGGGGCCTGCACGATGGCATCGCACTGAGTACAGGCATGCTTTTCACGTACTGTCCGGATAACCCGGAAGGCGCTGCGCATCAGCTCCAGCTGTTCGGCGGCATCTTCACCCAGGTAACTCAGCGCACCACCACATTCCGGGCAGCATGACGCTGCCGGCAGCAGCCGTTTTTCGTCACGGGGAAGTGATTCAGGGAACGGTTTGCGGGTACGGGTCTGCCGCAGCGGGCGCTGCACGGCCGGGTCATCCACCCGGCCGGTAAGGGTATCGCTTTCTTTCTGCAACTGCTTAAGGTCGGCTTCCATCTTCGCGATACGGCGGGAGACTTTTTCGGAGCGGCTGCCGAAGTTCATCCGGCGCAGCTTATCCAGTTGCGCCTGCAGGTGATCTATTTCGCGTTCACGCTCGTTCAGCTTTTCCAGAAGGGCACGGTTCAGCGCCTCCTGTTCGGCAAGGAGACGTTTCAGTTCATCGATATCGTCAGGAAGTAAGCTGTTCATACCGGGTATATTACCAGGCTCATTCAGCGTCGACCAGGATAAAGAGGCCTACAACATAGTCAGTGACGTAAGCAGTCTTTTAGGCTGCCGCCAGTCGATACCTTCAAGGAGCATCGCCAGCTGTGCCGGTGTGAGGAACACTTTGCCATCCCGGGCTGACGGCCAGGCGAAGCGGCCGCGCTCCAGCCGTTTGGTCAGCAGACACAGTCCATCGCCGGTAGACCAGAGGAGCTTTACCTGACTGCCATTACGCCCACGGAAGATAAAAACGTGACCTGACATCGGATCGTCTTTCAGCGTCGTCTGCACCTTTGCCGCCAGGCCGTTGAAGCCGTTTCTCATATCGGTGATGCCAGCGACCAGCCAGATCTTTGTCCCTGATGGTAATGGGATCAACGTTTGAGCTCCCGTATCAGCAGGTTCAGGATATTTTCGCTGATGGCACCATTCAGACGGAGTGATCCGTGCCGGAACGTCACTTCACAGCTGATATTGAGTGATTCAGGTGCCGCAGCAGCTACAGGTTGTGACCGGGGGGAGGTTGCAGGGACAACATCTTCGGCATCAAGTGTTATCGGGAGCAGCTCAGGCACGTTGTTTTCTGTTGTTGAAGGAGGACGTAGTTTTCCTTCGCGCCAGTACTGGCGCCACTTGAACAGCAAATTATCGTTGATCCCATGCTCACGAGCGAGTTGCGCTACGGAGATCTCTGGTCGATGCGAGAGTTCAACCATTTTGATTTTGAACTCAACGGGATAATTAGGGCTTTTTTTACGCACTGCGGTTAATGATTTCATGGATAGCGTCCACCATATTTGGTGTCCATTATCCTCTCAGGAATTTCAGGATCTGCCAGACGGTGCTGAGACGACGCTTACGGCTTTTTTTTATGCTCTTACTCATAACGTTCTCCTGCCTCTCGGCTACGGGTGTAAAAAAGCCCCGCGAATGCGAGGCTGGGTGGTGGGTGAAAGCCCTGGCGGGGCTTAGTGGTCAAATTGTTTTAGCGTATCCAGTCTTGAACTTCAGTGTTGCATCAATCAGATTATTATTAATATACATAAACATGTAATCCTGATAACCCACATACGCGCCGTAACTGTTTTTGGCATTTACGCGGACTGGAATAGCCCAGCCATAATACATTTTGAAGTTCTCAGCCATCCCACCTTGAAGATAGGCTTTTGACGGTGTTCCAAATTGATATTTAGCGGAGTCGGCATCCTTAAGCCTATCACCAATAGTTTGTTTAATTTGCCCTTCGTAATACTGAGGAAGATCCCCATAGTAGGCATTGCTCAGCTCAATTGAGGATGGCGTAGACATACAACCACTGAGTAGTAAGGCACCAAACAAAACTAAAACGCACTTTTTCACTATCATCCCCTTGATTGTCATGGTTTTACACATGATAACCAGGGAATGTCAGAATGTAACGCAGCAAGATGATGTTACTTTTTCGCAAAACGACCACCAATAGCTCCATCATCCCTAATAGCCCTGATAATTCCCTCTTGGACATATTGCTTCATACGCTCTGCCAGTGCGCGAGCAGCCGCGTCTCCACCACCACTTGTATTTGTAGTCGCGTTCCCTTTATTGTCGACATAAATATCAACGTTGATTTGGTTTCCTGATCCGCCACCGCCCTGAGCCCTGACACCTAGTCTTCCAGCAGAATCCCGCGTAAGCGGCATGATGGCCTCTTCGCCTGCCTCGGCAAATACACCACCCTTGGCAAATTTAGAGGCCCCCTGGAACGTAAAATACTGAGGTGAATCGTAGACGCCATTCACATACTTGCTTAGGCCCGGCGATTCATAGACTCCGCCTTTAGCGTTGAACGTTACGCCTGCAGCAGCGTTTGCATAGGCTCCGCCTGGTGTAGTGCCACCACCAGAGCCACCGCTAATCCAGCCCATAGCCTGCTGTACAGCGTACGCCACCAGTAATCGATTGGTGACCTCAACTATCATTTTCAGCATTGATTTGCCGAATTCCTTAATTGAGGCCTGCCCTGTGGTCATTAGGCTTGTCAGCATATCTGACAGACCATTAAGGGTTGAGCCAGCGACGTTTTTTACAGCATCGTAAGCATTTGTCGCTTCATCAACATAATCGGCCCATCCTTGCTTGGCCCCAGCAAGCCAGTTAGACCTAAGCTCATCCTCTTCTTTGTAGGTTTGGCGCTGCTGGGCCAGCACTTCTTTTTGAGCAGAAAGATTATCAGCGTAAGCATCAGTAATTCGCTGCAGAGTGGCTAGCCGTTGGGCCTCTCTAGTGGAAATTCCCTCGGCTGCTGCAGCTATTTCCGCACGTTTCGCAGCCTGCTGCTGAGAGAATTTTGTTGCCTGATCGGCAAGGGTATTCAATTTCTGCTGTTTAGCAATTTGATCACCTAGCCCCGCATTAATATCTGCCTGGGCCAGCAACTTCTCTTTGTTCGCCAGCAATGATTTTTCATCGAGCGTTAATGCACGCCCTTTCGGATCATTAGCCGTGGACTCGAGGATGGTGATTTTCGATATCAACTCCCACTGTTGCTTACGCTGCTGGCTGATTACATCGTTAATATCACGATGGTCCTGTAGCGTTTTAAGCTGGGCCTGCAGAGCCAAAGCCTCAGCATTGTATGTATCGGTTGAACGATCTCCTGCTGAAACCTTAACAGCTGGAGTTTTGGGTGTTTTATCCGGATGAAACTGCTTGTTAATCGCGTCGATAGCCTGCTGGCGTTGCGCTGCACTCCAGTCGCCGGGCGAGGCCGCGACATTTTTCCAAAGTTCAGACAGGGCCTTGCTTCGCTTTTCCTGCCAGGTCGCAGATTGTTCAAGGATGCGATTGCGATAAATCAGCGCATTTGTACGCTTATTATCAGCATCGGCTGCCTGCTTTTCAGACTCATTAATTTCCTTTTGAGTGGAGACTTCTTTTTGCTTTAAGCTGATCTGTTCCTTCAGCGTTGCGATGGCCGCCAGTTGAGCCTTGCGTCGTGAGTCATACTCCTGGTCGCTACTGCTCGTATCGTAGCTGTAGCCATACCCCATCCGCTGTCTTTCGGGCAGCAGCGCCTTCTCATACTCAGCAAGCTGCGTCTGCATCTTCTTCAGCATATCGGCAGGCGCTTCCGGACGACCAATATCAAGCAGGCTATCCCACATTCCTTTGATAGCATCACCAGTCGCTTTAGCCGCTTTCTCGATGTAACCCATATTATCGAGAATCTGCTGGCTGCGTTTCTGCTCTGCCAGGCTGTAAGCTTTTGCAGCCGCCTCTGCTGCGCCCTCTTTATCGCCCCGACGCTCCAGCGCCGAAATATAGTCGTATTGCGATGAGGTAAGGAAATGAAGCGTCGAATTAAGATCTTCCGCCGCCTTGGTAGGGCTGGCATACAGTTTTTGGAAGTTCTTGATGGTGGTGTCAACAGACTGGCCAGTTGCTTCCTGCATCGCCAGCGCCGCCTTGGTAACTGTTTCGAGCTGCTCCGTTTTAAACGTCCCTGCCCCAACCACCTCCGCGAGCGTCCGAGCGGCAGCCGCAACCTTACCACTGGAGCCTCCAATTTTTTGAGCCATGTCTGACAGTTGGCTCGCCGAACTGGCCGAATAATTACCCGTTAGTATGAGCTGCTTATTAAACTCACTGGCTTCCTGGCTGCCTTTGTACCAAGCTACAGCCATCGCCCCGAGGCTAACCACTAGGCCGCCAATCCCCACTGTCACCGGATTAATGAAACCAATCAGGGTGCGTAAATAATCGCCCACCCCCGTTAGAGCCCCTTTAACCCCACCAAACTGGTCTTTAATCTGTCCGCCCTGTTGCAGCAGGATCAGGAACGGCGACTGACCACCAGCCAGTTGAGTAGCAATATCGGTGAACTGAGCAGGCAGCGTACGCATCGCTGCACTGTATTGGCCGACAGATATACCGGCACGACGCGCCGCTGCTTCCTGTCGGGATAGTGCCTCTGGCAGCACGTCAGCCACGCCAGACAGACGCTCCCGCGTCTGGTTGAGGATGCCGTTGAAGTGCTCGAACTGCGCGCCGTTGATACGTCCTGATTCGAAGTGCGCCACCAGCTGTGCATGCTGCTCATCCAGTGAGTTGAATGCGCGGATCGTCGGGTCAATGGAACCCAGCAGGTTTTTCAGCGCAGCGGACTGTTTCTCAGCGGCCTGAGTCGCTGCCAGTTCTGCCTGCGCTTTCGCCGCTGCTTCGCCAGTGTCAGTCAGCTTGAGGCGGGTGTCGTCCAGGATTTTGTTGTAAGCCTGAAAGGTATCGGTATCCAGGAAACCTTTGGCCTGGAATTTCCGCAGCGATTCTTGCTGCTCATCCAGGCGGTTTAAAGCCTTGGTAACCGGGTCGATATTCTCCAGCAGCCCTTTGAGCGCGTTCTGCTGCTCCTTGAGTCCTTCACTGCCTTGCTTCGCAGATTCAGCGCCAGCGCGAAACACGCTATTCAGATCATCTGCTTTATCTACAGCACCGGCCGCCGCCTGGCCGAGTTTATCCAGTTCGTTGCTGGCTGTTTTCAGGTCAGAAACATCGGCCCGCAAAGTAATCGAGGCGATCTGGTCTGTCATTATTTCGTCTCCTTATGCATTACCTTGAGAGCCTCGCTTTCCATAATTTGAAGATCAGCCATGCAGGCCGCCGCATCCTCAACCCCGTGTAACTCGAACATCCAGGGGAGAACGTTGTAATCAAGGCCGGTCACCCCGCTCGCGCCGACTCGCCACTGGGTCGCCAGGGAAGAGAAGATGGTGAAGGACCTCCACACCGAGGGCAGGATCCCCACCTCTTCCTCCACGTCCTCAGGCGTCAAACCAAAAGCGCTCAGCTCCGCGAGCGTCGGTCCCGGCGTATACAATGCTGCGGCGACCTGCCTCAGTTTTTTTCGCGGATACCCATCAGCTCTTTGGTGTATGCCAGCCCGATGCTGTCGAACGCGCGAGGATAGTTCTTTAGCAGGACGATCACGTTATCGCGGTTGAACTCATCCGGCAGCGCCCAGCCTTCGACAATTTCCATGAGGTAATCGGCCTGCGGCTCAATAGCAGCCTTCTTGCTTTCTGCATCCTTTTGCAGCTTCTCGTCCATAGCACGCAGTTCCTCCAGCGTTTTATGGCGAAAGGTGAAGGTCAGTTTTCCGTCTTCGGTGCCAGCTCGCGGGATGCTGGCAGTAACGGAAAATGTCGGATTGGGGATCAGGGAGAATTTGGTCATTTGTTCATCTCGGTAAGGCCCGGCTTACCGGGCCAGATTAATCAAGTAATGCTGACGGTGCATCCGGCAGAAGTGAGCATCTTGCCTGCGGCGTCGGTAACTTCGCAGGTATACACCCCGGCATCGGAAGACTGAGCGGACGGAATGTTGAGCGTGGATGCGGTTTTGCCCGGAATGGCGGTGCCGCCTTTCTTCCACACATAGGTGTACGGCGCGGAACCACCCTGCATGACCACCGACAGATCCAGAGCTGCGTTAGCAGCAACAGACTTGGTTGGTGGCAGGTCAGTCAGGAATGCCAGTGGAGTAGCGGAGGAATCGGCAATCGGGTAAATCTGCATATCCGATTCGAAGTTCATGCGCGCTTCATTACTTTCAACGGCATTGATTTCAGTACGTGGTACACGCTGGAAGGATACTTTGGCAGAGTAGTATCTATCGGCTTTGCCGCGCGGGTTGTGGAACCAGACCGCGGTTGTATCGCTGGAGTCGTCCAGATCAATCAGACGTTTGTAGATCGCCAGTTGCGGGTCATGCGCGAAGGTATAGACCTGAACCACGGCGTTTTTGAATGTCGGGATGGTACGGGCTTTATCATCCTCCAGGAACTGCACACTGATGGTCTGCTGGTCACCGCCTTCGGTGGACAGCGTCGTAACCTGAGGCATGGTGATCCACGAATCAATTTTACGCAGCGTACCTGCCCCGGTACCCGCCGGAAACTTCTTGGTGTCGGTGGTATCGAACGCTTCCAGCACGATTTTCGTTCCAGTAACTGACTTGACACGCACCACCATGTTGTCGAGCTTCAGCCAGCCAGAGCTAACCTGGACGACATCGCCCGCGAGGATGCCAGCAGCCGAGGCAACGGTCAGTTCGCATTCCGTCGCATTGGATGCCGCAGTGAAGACAATCGGCGCAAGATAGGCCTTGGCCACGTTTACACGCGACCCGTTAGGGATTGCGAATGCCATTGCATTCTCCTGAATTTAAGTAATAAAAAACCCACCAGATGGTGGGTCAGTAATCAGCGCGGTACTGCATGCTGACGGGGATGGTGTAGGTGATGGAGCCGCTACTACCGTTTGGTGCAGAGGTCGGACGGTCCTGTATTGGCTGGCGAATCTGAGGCGGCCCGTTGATATAGACGGTCAAATCACCAGCCACCAGAGCGAGGCCTTCAGGAAATCCACCCGCAATCACACTGGCAAATGTTCGCGCCTTGCCGACGCCCATTCCTGCGGGGGTGACTATGTTCACCTGGAAAATGCCCTGATACGTACGAAGCTGCCCAGCAAAGTCTTGCCCGATAGTTTGTGCTGGGAGTATATAGACCCTCCCGTACGGGACATCATCTGGCGGTTCAAAAATGATGTTTGGCCAGGCTATCGGCATGTCAATCGCAAGGGCGATATCAGCAAGGCGCGACTCGAGCAATTCCGCAATTAGCATTGATTGGTCACCGGCCATTACGTACCTCGCTCATCGCCTCACGAAACAGCTGCGCTGCGTCCAGTGCAGTGATACCTACCATGCCGCCGGGGGCCTGACCAGAGTGCCCGTTCTCCAGTGCCTGTGCGTATGGCAGGTTATTTGTGAAGTAAATCGAGCTGACCTGCCCCACCCTGAACACTTCAAGCACCGCCAGACCGCGGGAGTTGGAACCCTGGCCGGAGGCATCCGGAGTATCGTTGGATTGGGTCGGTTGGCTATCAAACCCCACATACCAGTTGTTCTTGAAACGCCCACCGACATAACCATCTGGCTTTTTGATGTCCATCGAGTCGTTTACCCGTAGGCCACGTTTAAGGCGCCCGGACTTCGTCACGTTTGCTGGGTCATCGCGAAGCGCTGCGTTATGCTCACGAACGGCAGTGTTATAAGCCGACGCCGTCTGATTCACTTCCCACGTTTCAGGCTGCCCAACTGGCGACACATCGACAAGGCGCCCGAGGATTTTGATACCCGTCCGGCGCACCACCTCGTCTATCTCCTGCTTTGAGCCATCAACGAACAACTGAATGGCAGCCAGGAACGGCTGATTAGCAGAACTTGCCATAGTTACGCCCTCAGTTGGATGTTGTAGGAGATAAGCACGTCAGCAGGCTTAACCGGGTTCGGCTGTACCACGCGCCACTTTTGGCCGTCGATATCAATGATGTCACCGATGCGCACCTCAGTTTCAAACGTGGCCGCCAGCTTCTTATCGCCTGTAGCAATCAGAGAGCCGTCGATTTCACGAGTGGAGTATTCAGTGATAACGCCGGTAACGGTCGCGATAACAGGCTCGGTGGTAATCTCTTTCCCGTACTGATCGCGGGTGGTGGAGCCGCCTCGAATCATTTGGTAGGATTTGCCGTTATCCTTCAGGAGACGTGTTGCCGTAGCGCGCATGCGGCGATAGTCGATTGCCATGCTACCCCCTTTCGACCCGAACCTGGTTGCCGCCCACTACAAGCCCACGCAGTGCGGAATAGAACCATGGGAATGACGGAGAAGCTTTATTCGTTCCCGGCTCATACTGGATTGTTACCGCACCCTCAACGCGCTCCATCGTCACCGCCCCACCGCCAGCGACCGACGGGGTGAGGTCAATCTCCTGCGATTCGATAGCCAGGCGACATTGAGCATCAATCAGACGCAGTGGAATAGCATCATTCGGCAGGTCAACACCATCGAAGCGCACGCCGGAACGCGGCCAGGATAGAGGCTGTGATGCGCTGGAACGCTGACCGCGCCAGGCCTTCCCTTCCAGAAAGTCCATTGCCTGCATCAGCATCTGGCCGCACTCATCATCATCTGCAGGAATGCTATATCCGCGCCCGACGGCAAATGCCCGCAGGTCTGACACGCTTGCGTAGCTGTTGAAGCCTGGAGAGTTGGGATCGGCGTCCAGCATGTTTATTCCTCCAGACGCCAGTCCAGCGCCAGCCAGTTATCCACTTCATCAGGATGAACATCTGCGCGCAGCGGGCCGCCAGGGAATTCTGGGGTGTCACGTACCATGACCACCAGCTCAATACCCTGCTGTTCCTGCTGCTGTTCCTGCTGCTGTTCCTGCTGCTGTTCCTGCTGCTGTTCCTGCTGCTGTTCCTGCTGCTGTTCCTGCTGCTGTTCCTGCTGCTGTTCCTGCTGGGCAGGATTTTTATCAGCGGCCTGCTGAGCTGCAAGCTTTTCCGCTTCACGCTGAGAGCGCTGCTCTTTGGTTAATCCGGCCATTGGGCCTCCTGAAAAACAAAGGGGCCGAAGCCCCCTGAGTTAACCCATGATGATTGCGGAATGACGTGGCGCCACAGCAGCCACACCCCATGCCAGCCCCACTTCATAACGCACCTGACGGTACTGGCGGTACAGCGCCACCTGGAAAGTGATGCCAGATACCGGGTCGGTCACATTCATGACGTCATCAGCAGTATCGCCACCTTCAGGCATCGCCGGGGTACGGCTGGCCAGCAGGAATGCCCCGCGGTCAAACGCCATGTTCGGTACGAATTCGCTCAACACGGTGACATCAGCCTGATCTGCCAGATCCTGACGGAGGCCCGGCGCGCTAATAGTGATAGTGGAAGACGTAGCCGCAACGACCAGATACTGATTGTCATCACCGGCGAACTTCACCGCAGTACCTGCAGCGATACCGCCGGTACCGGCAGAGATAGCGATGATGATATCGCCCTCTTTCTTCGCGCCATTGACCTTATAGCCAGCAGCAGCGCTTTTCGCGGTACGCTTGATGCTGAAGGATTCGTGGAGGTTGAAGCCCATGATGCGACCGATAACACCTTCACGCAGCAGCTGGTCGGTTCCCGCTTCGTTCGCTTTGAAGAGGACAGCCTGTTTACCACGGATGGATGCCATCGCTTCGCCACCAAGCACCATACGCAAATCGGTAGTCGGCGCACCGTTATCGGTCAGGATTTGACGCGCCAACGCAGCATCAGTCAGATCGTCTTTGATGCTGAACGGGGTATTCTTCGGCGCGCCAACAGCGCGGGAGGAGTTGAGGTACAGCGCAGCGAGGTCTGCATCCACTTCGTTCGCCAGCGCTCGGAAAGCCTGCTTGAACTGGTCAGCCAGGATGGTGTTGTAGGTGCCAGCCGGGCCCAAAGCCAATTGCTCTTCACCATTCCATTTGACCGGGACCATCTTGGATTTGGTGATTTTGACATCCACACCACCGATGGTCTGGTCGCCAGAATTAGGTGCTGACGGACCAGGGACAATATCTTCAGTGGTGGCTGCAGGTGCGACTGGCGCACGTACGGTCTGGTCTTTTGCAGCAGCATCCGCTTTCGCGTCACGCGCCACCGCAGGAATAAAACCAGTTTGCTCGCGGGACACTACGTCCAGCGCGGTATAGATGGTCGGGATCAGACCAGTAAGGGTATTGCCTGCCATTTATGGCTCCTTTCGATTTAATCGACGATGCTGACGCCGTCTTTCAGCGCTGCTTGCTTGCCAGCGTTATCCAGGGAATCAAACGCACCGCGTTTCATGGTTTTTTGCCCGGCCTGGTGCTGCGACTGGTGAGAGCCGCCGCCGCTGTTACCGGACGCTTTGAGGATGTAATCTTTCTGCGGATGCGACTCGACCAGAGACTCCAGGGCCTCATCAAAGCTGGCTAACTCGCCGGGCTTGGTGCGAGAGAACACCTTATTGCCCTGGCCGTCGTAGGCGACAACCTTCCCTTCTTCGATTTTGAAGTTCTGACCGAAGTAGGAACGCACGAACTCCGTCGGGATCGCCATCTTCTCGGAGATGAACTTAGAGCCACCGAAGCGGCCGCCGATCATCTCGTCGTAGAGTTGAGTTTCCAGCTGTTTGGTCTTACCGTTCGCCTCGTCCAGCTGCTGCTGGAAAACTTTGGTGATCTCCGCCTTTACCTGGTCAACGGCACCAGCATCAATCAGTTTTTTCTGGTCGATTTTGGTCATCATTTCCAGGGCCTCGAGCGCCTTGGCCGGGTCGGTGATGCCAGAGAATTTCGCGAGATTGGCTTCCGCCACTTCCTTCGCTTCACGGTGAGTTTTCGCCTCGCCATTCAGAGAGGTGATTTTGGTCATCGCTGCGACCGCATCGAACGGGATTTCTTTGCCGTCATCATGGATGTACACAGGCATACCGTTTTCAACGACCACATTTCCGTTAGCATCAAGTTTCAGTTTCATTGTTTTTGCTCCAGCCTTCCGGCCATACGTAATGGGTCATCCGACCCGAGCACCGCGTCGCATCCGCTCAGCGGCAGGCATAAAAAAAGCTGCCCGGAGGCAGCCTGTTAGATAAATTCGATTGTAATTTCGCCGCGTAGCTTGCGGGAGTAAACCTCACTCCGCTTTCGTTTATGGATCCGCAGCGGGTGTGGATGAATGCAAGCGACACCTCGCTTAACGTCCGCCCAAACGCAGCTCTTTACCTCATTGCCATTTACAAACACCCTTCGTCTGCCACGGCCATCGCCCACGCAGTGAAAATCATCATTACGCATACCCTACCCCTCAAATGCCGACGCATCCACGCGGCGCAATTCGTCCAGGGTAAGGAACTCCCCGGCATCATTGAACATCTCCGGCACGGTGATTTTTCCGTCACGCAGCATCTGCGCGCGAGTAACGCCCAGCACCTGCTCCTGCCGCGCGTAAGGCTGCCTCGCAAGCCATTCGGCATAGCTGGTATGCGCTGGCACCTGTCCGTCCATTGAGGCGCGCGTGGCGTTGCTCAGCTCGCCTGAGGCTATTTGCATTTCCTCCCACGATTTAGTGATCAGGATTTCGCAGGAGCGGCAGCAAAAGTGGATTTTGCCGGGTCCGCGCAGATACGGAATTGCATGGCCCAGAGGCTTTCCATCGAGCGAGTAGAGTTTGCGGTCGCGGATGATGCACCACTGGCTGGTGTGGGTGTCCAGAGTCGAAGACCACTGTTTGGCCTTCACGATATCGCTGTTGGCCTGTGCGAATTCCTGACGTGCCGTTGCTGCCATATGATTCACCGCAGTGCGGGCAACAACAGCAAGGTCACGACGTGAGGCATTGATAACCCCGTCCTGGCGGTTAAGTTGCGGCGTGCCGGCGACGCGCTTCACGATTTGCTCGACGGTTTCACCCTGAAGAAATCCGGTACGCACCGCACTGGTAATTTTATCCAGCCGATCGGATTCAAGCTTTTGGCCCCACTCTTTCAGCAATCTCCCCTGAAAAGGTTGCGCCACCGCAGAGGCGTAGACCTGCTCTGGGGCAATGCTTTGCAGCGGGACGTGTTTCAGCACCTGCCCAGGTATAAGGCTGCTGAACAGGTCCATCTGATACCCGGCCTCATAATCCGTGTAACGTGCCAGCTCACGCGCCAGGGACGCATTAACCTGTTCGTAGGCTTGATGGTTCAGTTCACGAACACCGGCCAGTAGAGAGGTCAGACGACGCGCACTGTAGGTATCGGCGCGCTTGCCATCCAGCAGCACCAACAGCCTGGCGGCCAGTTCAGTATCCAACTTGTTCAGCAGCGCGACCATGCGCCGGGCGACGCCGGTACCGTAACGCGTCACGTATAAGCCGTGCGCGATGGTCTCGTCCTGTAGCCTGTCATTCACGGAACGGGCCATATCACACCCCCGGCGGTGGTTCACTCAGCGACGCAGACTCGGCCAGTAACTCGCTCAGCACCGCATCAGGATCCGCATCGGCATCAATCAGGTTGAGTTTTTGCAGGGCTTTAATCGCATCGATACGGCGAAGGTCACCGCCCTGGCGCAGGGACTGAATAGCTAGCGCAGCAGGAGGATTGAACTCTTTCGACTCGACATCCAGCTCGGTGCGCACATCTACGTTGCCGCCCTCCTTCTCGCCGATGTACTCAGCCATGATCTGTAGGATGTTGTCGATCGCGTCTTCGAGGCTGGTGGCCATTGTGTAGAGCGGCGACTGCTCCTGCATTTTCTCTTCGGAGGTCTGGTCTACCGATTTGGTAGAAGTGTTTTCCGTACGCAGCAGCTTCGCGCCAGCCTGGCGCATCTGTTCCACCAGCTCTGCCAGAGACTCTTTGCCGGCACCAATGGACGAACCGGTATGTTCAACGTATTCCAGCCCCTGAGTTTGCCGATCGGTGAACGACGTGGCAGACGAAGACCCAATTACCAGCTCTTCTCCCTGCTCAAGCCCGAACACCGTCAGTATCGGCACCCGGGCGACGTGCAGGATGTTGTCCTGCTCACTTTGGCTCTGCCAGTGCTTGATATTCAGCAGGGCCATGTTGAGTAGAGGAGGTGAACCACACATAAACCCGGTGCGCTTGGTGTAGAGCGTCACCAGGGTGATATCTTTACGAGAGGTCTGCCATTGATCGAATATCTCCCAGTTCGCCGCGCCCTCGGTACCTCTGGACTTGCGGTAGATTTCCACCTTTCCCGGCGTCAGATAACGTATCTGCTCCACCTTTGTTTGCCCGAAGTCGTCACCGTCCTCGACAACCACCTCTTTGATGCGCAGCGCGGTGAGCTCCAGCTTACCGTCCACCATCTTCGACTTCCATCCGATTACCTGGCGGGGATTAAGCATTGTGACGTACGGGCGCGCACCGGTAGCTTTCTCGTCAGCCTTAGTCTTCACCTGTTCGGCATCTATCCGGGGATAATCCACCAGCGCATGGGATAGTCCATACTGCATCGCCAGGCCGAAGAATGACTGAGCCCAGACATCGAGGCGCGTTCCCTCTAGGTCGATGTTCTTCGCAAACTCGCGAAGTTGATCCGGAACGTTCTCGGCCAGCTTAATCGGCTCGGCAAATACTCGCCCGATGTTTTGCTTAATGGTCTCTTCGTAAGCAGGCAAAAGCGTGGCCACGGAAAGGCGTTTTTTGTAGTCCTCTTTGTTTTCTTTCGGCCAGCGCGGGAGATATGCCTCGCCCAGTTGTCGCATATAGAGCGTGCCGCCCATCAGGGCATCGTTGATATCCCACGCCTCGACCATGTTCCCATAGTCCAGATTGGGTGTTGAGATGTCAGGCATGGAGTTACATCCGTAGTTGAGTGACTTTGCCGGTTGGCTTGATGATCGGGAATTGCTTCACGATGAAATAACCACCAGCGTCGTTTGGGTGATCGTTGTCGGCTGATTTATCCGGCTCGCCGTTTGCCGCCCATACCTGCTGTTCAAGGCTGTCTGTATAGACCGGGCAGCGAGCGACGTTAACTTTGTAGCGGCGCTCACCGTTGCCGTTGCAGAACATGGCATTCATGGAGTTAATGCGATCCTTTACCGGCGGGTTGGCGGCGTTCACCACCACGCTAAATCCGGCCTGCTTGAGCTGCGCAATATCGGTGGCGCTGGCGTTATTGGACTTGCGTGAATCGCCGGAAGCATCCGGATAGATATAAATCTGTCTAGAGGCAACATAGCGCCCGCCCTCGTAGCGCCAGAACTCTTCATGGATACGCTTTATCATGGCTGGAGTGTCATAGACTTTCACCAGTTCGCGAACAGCGCGCGGTTCTCCACCTCGAAGCACGTGAACAATGGCCGCCATTTTCCCGACGTTGAAGTCCATACCGATGTACAGCGGTTCGCCCGCCAGTTCCTCATCGGTACAGTTGTTCAACCGGCGATCAAACTGGTGATAGATAGTCCCGCTGGTCAGGTTGGTAAACTTCCCGCGCAGATACGCCTTAATCAGCTCTGGCGGGTATGAATCCATCAGCGACGGGATATAGTCGTGCGGGAGGTTCGCTTCATTGTCGAAGGTTGAGGCCTGAATCAGGCCGTACAACGTTGCCAGCTCAGGTTTATCACGAACGGCTTTAACAAACTGCTGATAAACGAACTTGAACCCTTCCGGCGTGGTGGTGACATCGATGCCATTGCGCAGGCCGTCCACCTTGTAACGCATACGGGCGATGATTTTTCGCCAAGCCTGTTGCGCTTTGGCAGCCGCCATGACATCCAACTCATCCACCATCGCGTTACCGATTTTGAAACCAACTATCGAGCCTGGCTTCTCCATCGAGCGGCAGATTGTTGTCCCGCGGTACCGTCGCCCCTCGTAGAAGTGAACCTCTTTGTTCCCCTCATTGATTTTGACGCTCAGCCCCCAGTCAAAGGCCACCTCTTCGATCGTCGGGTAGAAGATGTCACGAATCTGCGGGTACGTCGGCGCGAAATAACCCTGGTTGATTTTCGGGTGCTCCCACATCCCTTTACAGATGCCGCCACAACCCACCCATGTCTTACCCGAACCGAACCCGGCAACGTAGGCTTTAAACTTGTGCTCCATCGCGAGGAAGCGCGCCTGAGGAATGTTAAGCGTCGGCGCTATCATCACGAACCCTCGCGTCTACCACGTTGATATTGATTGCTACTGGCGCTGGTGCATCATCCTCAGGATCTGCCGCTAGTTCCTTGCGTAACTTCTCGACCTCCAGCTGCCGCCGCTCGATTTCAATCTGCTGCAACTTCTGAGCGAACTCACTATCAGCCAGGCCAAGGCGCTTCATCACAGCCTCATACATCCGCTCTCGGCTGATGGCCGTTATCTCGACGCCGTTCTTGCCCAGCTTCACGCCGGAGTAAGCGAGCGCAGCATCAGGGGGGAGTTTCCTGGTGTCAGCGAAGTATGGCTGTCCTATCCCATCGCCATTGCAGCGCGGGCATTCCGGATGAGGCTCGCGATTATGGTCATAGCCGTAGCCGCCAGAATCATCAGGTTCGCGCCTGTCACGTTCAACGGCCTCGAGTCTTTTCTCTTCGAACTCCACAGCATCACGCCACTGATACTGATGCCCAAAGCCCCAGCAGTAGCGACACGCGCCGCGACGATACTGTGAAAGCTGGTTTGCATCGAAGGTGGCGAGTTGCCACATCTGATCCAGGACCTCATCAGCACTGCCAAGCGTGCGCGCAATGGAAGCTTTCTGCTGTCGCGCGATGGCCTGTGCAACTGAAGTTTTCTTAAGGAGTTGATAGCCGATTTGTTCAGCTGATTTTTTACTGTAGCCAGCCCGGATAGCTGCCTGTGTGGCATTACCATCCTTCAGGTACTCCGCGACAAATAAGCGCTGCTGAGCGGTAAGTCCATCATCGTCCACCAACTCTTCTGCGCTTTTATCTTTCTGCGCAGTGCGCATTTTTTTCTGCGCAGGTTTTTGCGCATTTTGCGCAGACGGTTTTTTGATATATCGACGGGCGGTAGCGTAGTTCAGTCCCTGCGCTTCACTCCAATCCTTTGGTGATACGCCGGTTGCGGCATGTTCGGACAGGAACCGTTGCTGAAGCTCGCCCCAGTCCGGTTTTGCCATTGCTTACTCCAATAAAAAAGCCACCAGCGGATGCCAGTGGCTTGGGTGTGGTAATCAGGAATGGATTCGGACCATTGAGCCAGAAGATATTGGTCGTCTGCACCATCCTCCAACTTATAGCAGCGTCACGCTTCGTCCGGACCGGTATTACCCGACACTCGCGCACCTGATTAATGAGTTTCGACATTATCACAGGAACTCGGTGAATGCCTGTTGTAAAATCTAAACTAATAGCAACTAACCGGAGGTGGTGATGAAATCATCACGCGAAAATAATCAATCTTGCAACTTGTTAACTACGCTTCGCAGATCATTTTTAAGCTGCTTAGTTATGATTTCAATATTAGTATCGAACCAACCCGCATCCTGATCAGAAAACTCATAACCAGGTGAAATGAGCCCAAGCATACCTTTCTTAGACTCTAACGGGGAACGACCTTCCACCCCTTTCGTTATGGCAAGCACCTGATACGGAAGATAACTTAAATCCTCTTCGGTCATGCCTGCTCTAGCCGCCACATCAGCAACACATGTCATGATTATGCCACTACAAACTTTTGCCTCAGTGATTGCAGTGCTAATAATAACAAGGCTAATTCTGTCTAAATCCTTCTGGTCAATATAATTTCCTGCCATAGAATTTCTGAATGTAAGCGACATAACTTCCATCCAGTGAGCTATATACTTTCTTACCTTTGCAGAGGCAATATTGCGCCTGAATTGCTTAAACATTAAATTCTCCATTTTATGAGAACCAATATTTTAACCTAAAGACAACAAAGTCAAAAGCCCAGTGATCACCGCTGTTAAAACCCCTTCTATTGCTAGGCTATAGGGTTATTGTTTGACTCTCTCACCGAGTCGTAAATCCGCTCACACGTCATCCCGGCGCGGTAGCGTTCGTCAGCGATTCCAGCATATCGCTGAGCTTCTTCTGCAATACTTCCGAGCATGTCGGCGAGCATAGCGGCGTCGGCGTCGGTTGTTTTGCTTCTGACGGTAGCGGCAAGATCTGCGGTGTGCTTTGCGGCGTCCAGGCGGGTAGCGAGTTTTGTTGCTTCGGTGCGCAGCTGGCTAACAGTGGCAGACAAGCCAGCAGCAGTGGCAGCAGATTTAGCGGCTTGTGCTTGTGCATCTTTAACGGCCTCATCCCGGGCAATAATTCGCCCTTGTTCAATCATGCGGGCTGCGGTCTGCGCGTTCGCTGTTTGCGATGATTCAACGCTGTCACGTTCTGCCCACTTCTTTTCCCAGCCGCGGTTACTCCAGGCATTTCCGCCGATGAATGCGACGGCCACCAGCAGCAAAATGGCAATAAACTGATAGCGTAGGCTCACTGTTCTATCCCCCAGCAAGCCAGCGCGCTTTCCTGGTCTCGCCTTTCTACCTGCCCATAGCAGCCATTTTTCTGGCCTTTGGTCAGACGACAGTCGCGGCCACCGTCTTTAATCCACCAGCGAATAGCTTCACAGGCTCCCTTACGGTCGCCAGCATTAATTCGCTTATAGAACGTAGACGGGAAACATTTACCGGGGCCGATGTTATATGGGCAGAAAGAAGCGATACCCGCTTTCTGTGGTTCGGTCAGTGGTACTTTGATATTTCGGTCAACCCACGCCAGCGCCTTATCGCGTTCTATGGCGTTTACCCTGGCGCATTTTTCAGCAGACAACTTCATGCCCTGTACTACCGGCTTGCCATCAACCATCGTGGCGCCACGGCAAATCGTCCAGAGCCCACCGCCGTCTCGATACGCCTGCTCGCTATTACCCTCCTTCTCATCCAGAAACTGATCGAGAATCACGGGCGCGGATGCCCCGGCAAGAATCAAACCAACGACCGCTGCGCTCAGCTTATTCCTCAGCTTTTGTGGCATAGCCATTGCGCCGATCCTCCCGTTCTTTCCAGCGGAAATACCAGTTCACTGCACAGGTGATTACCGTACATGCGATACCGACAATAATTGCCCAGTCGCTCAGGCTTAACCCTGCAATTCTGTCGGCCAACATCCAGGACACCTCTTTTGCTGTTTTTGCTGTTTCGGCATATGCCTTCGCTGATACACCGCAGCCGGTCAGCGTGGTTCCTGTTCCATATGAAAGTCTGCTGTAAATGGTGCTCATTCTGGTCATAGCCTCACCTCCGATTCTTCGGATGGCGCTGTGTGTGTATGAAAAGGGTCAGGCTTCACGGGCTGGATTTATCAACAAAGCACGTAGCGGATGATTCCCGTGAGGCCTGAAATTAAAAAGGCCGCCAATGGGCAGCCCTGTTTTAATGAAAAAAAACCGCTGACATCACGGGAAGCAGCGGCTAATAGGCACGGTCAAAGTTTTACTTATAGCTATTCGTCAAATATTGCATGAATGAAAAAACACATCAAACGCAAAATTGAACACTTTTGGACAATGAGCTGAACACTCACGCTCCAGAAACGCAAAAACCCAAGGCGTTAACCTCGGGCTTGAAACTCATTTACTGCCAGTGCATACAACAATGGCACAATATCAGATTTACACGGAATATATCCATTTCAGTTCGGTTTTGCAAGACTTACATCAAAATTTGTCGCCTTTTGTTGTGAACGTGATCGCGTTACTGATATCAGAGCGCCGCTATCGAGCCGCGTAAAGATGCTACGCATTGCCAGCCAGTGTGGGAGATAGTTTTCTGTCCAGGTCGACTTAGCCACACCAACCAGCTCCGCCAGTTGCTGATATTCGTATGTTTCACGCCCGGCCAGTTCCGCTTTCACATCCTGCGCCGCCAGCCATATCAACTGCCGTAAACGGTCGATGGTCTTCTTAGCAACTCTCTTCCCGGCCAGTTGCTGGCTGAAGTGTTTCCAACCCCACTGAGTGATTTCCACCTGATTATCCCAGCGCACATACTCGCTGTAGTTCCATAACAGCCAGGCCTTCTGGTGTTCTTCGAGCGTCATCAGCGCGCGGCGCCACGATGCAGTGGAGTATTCAACCGGCTGCACCAGCGGAATATGTGAGCCCTTGGCATACGACTGTTTACCGGGGATTGGGGGGTTATCCAGAGTTATCATCTCGCCAGTAACCTCATCCTTCACCTTCATCTTCTTCCGCTTAAAGGTACCTGTATCGAACTGCGCGTTCTCCAGCCAGGCCATTAACTGCCCTTTCGTCGCACCACTTAAATCGGCGGTGGCCACCATCAGTTGCTGGCGCACGTATTCGAGAAATTGAGTGTTCATACAGCACCGCCTATGGTTTTCACGTAATTCTTCAGTATCCGGTAGTCCGTCAGCACAGAACCGGGAAAATGGTATAAGCGCAATCGCTGCCAGCGAACGCGAAGGATCTCGGTCAGTTCTGGTGTCATGCCGCCTCCCTGCTCTTAATTAACTCGCGACGCAGTGCGCTGTAATGCTTCCTGACGACTTCGAGTTCTTCGATGGTGTATCGATGCGGTACGTTGTTGTTTTCGAGAGCCTCAACGCGCTCAGGCCCAATTTTCTCGATAAGGCCAAGGCGGTACTGCTGCTGATTGCCCGACAGCTGAACGTTACAGTGGTGGCACTGTTTACTGATATTGTCTTCGTGATAGCGGAGATGTGACGCTTTCCCACGTGAGCGGTAATGCCCGGCCTCCCACTGGACGGTGTCGAACGTCCCACAACTGATGCATGGCAGGTCATGGTCACGCTCTCGGATGTAGTCATTAACGACACGCTGCGTTAAATCTTCCCAGTGCTTCAGCGGCTTAACCGCTGCTTTGCGCTGGCGCCAGGCAGCTCGCTCTTTCTTTTCAGTAGCGCGCTGTTTGGCAGACTCCTTGCGCTGTGCTGCCTCCCGGGCTTTTCTGGTCTGCTCTTTGCCGATGGCGCTGGCGCATTCGTAACCGCATACGGTCTGCGTTTCACGCACCGGATGGAACCACTGGCGGCATTCTTTGTTGGCACACTTGCGGCGAGGTAACTTTTTCAGAATGGCAGGCATTGTTGTCCACCTCCCTGAATGGCGTTTAACTCTCTGCGATGAGCGTTTAGATAGCTATTCCAGTGTGCTTGCCGGATGATGTCGGCTTGCTCTTTCTGAAGGGCTGGCTCGCGAATGGCTTTGCCTTTTCGGTTGTGATCCTCCCGGATAACGTCACCATTCACATGCAGCGCCTGACAAAGCGGGCAATAATCGCGGGTTTCCATTCCCCCGGCTTTTCCTGAGAAGAAGATATTGCCGTGCCACGTCCCGCTCTCAGCGCACATCGGCGCGTCGCACGTGAAGATTCCTCGGGCATTGCTGAGGTGATGGTTTTCGTCCTCATCAGCATCCCAGCCGATGATCCCGTCGCATAACAGGGTTGCGGGCTTGCCGCAGAACAGGCATTTCGCTGATTTAGCCATGCTCACCCCCTGACCTTTTGGCGGAATGTCCGCGGCGTGGGCTCGAGGTACTTAACCTCCTGCCTCTCTACGCTGACGGTCCAGGTGAGGTAATCGCGATTAAGGCTTCGTGTTACGGCTACCCCGCGGCGCTGATACTGCCGCTGAAGCTCGTCGGCCTGCTCGGTTGTGCACTCGGTGTAGTGGAACCATGATTTCGCCATCTGGTCAGCCCCCGAAGCTCAGCAACTGCGCAGCGGCATTCTCAGCCTCGTGCTGGTCCTTAAATGCCCGGGACAATACCCAGCGCCACAGAACATCGAGCGCGGCTTTGTACAGCTGCTGGAACTCGGTTTCGTCCATGTTGGCGAAGGCAATGCTGCGGGGGTGTTTACGAAGAGTGCCGTCAGGAAGCTGGATAGCGTCGTAATGGCCAGACTCGACGATCACCCAGGCGCGGTATGCGTCATAGGATTTGCAGAGGCTAATACTACCGGTGCGTTTATCGGCGATGCGATCGAGATACTGTTCAGCCGCATCCAGCAGTGCGGTTTCACTACCACCAAACGAGGCAAGGAATTTAGCGTACCCGGTTACCAGCTTGCGTTCGTTGGAGGAGATCGCCCCGCCAGTAGGTTCCCAGTATTCAAATCCGAGATTGAGTAATGCGAAGAAGCGACGGTGAAAGGCTGGATTGCGTACCTGCCGGAACTCGGCCACCAGCACGGCGCCGAGTTTGATTTTTGATTGCAGAATATCGCTGGTCTCCGGCGTCGCGGGGATCAGGATTCCTGAGGACTGCTTGATGAGCTGTAGTTCGTGCGCCATGGTTTCTCTCCGTGGCGCAGTAGGTTACGGTTGTTCAGACCGTTGATTTCATATTATCAGAAGGTGGGGTTACCCGGTAGCCGAGACGGTGAATAAACTGCATAAAACCATTAGGAGTAAAGACCTCTTCATCATCCAGCAAAGGCCGCATAGAAACCATGCCATTGACGCGATAAATTAGATGCCTGCCCGATGAAGGAAAGCTAAACACCACACAGCCGTCAGACCTTCTTACAATGTCATACCAGTTGTCTTCTGACGTTTGCAAAGCTGAATCACTCACATTTATGTTCTCCCTTCGAGCGACTAACAGACGCGATTAAAGATTGTCGGCAGCAGCATCAGAGGGTTACGCAAATTGCGGTATTCTGAAAAATGCGCGCCAGCCTTAAGCGCAATTTTAATAAAACCAGTCGTCAGCACTTTCCCAGGTATCATGGAGGATTGATTCAATTTTCTTTTTATCGTCCTTGTCCCCGCCAAAAACACTTAACTCATCCGACCCGGCACGGCGGATTGTGAGTCTGCAATTGTCATAGTGATCATTCAGGCGCTTAAGCAATTCTTTCTCCAGTGCAGGTACCGCGCCTTTAGGAAGTTCTTTCATGCGATCAATGGTTAATTCAACTTTCATAATGGCCTCCATTGCATGTACTGTGTTTTTATACAGTATACCTATGAGCGGAAATGATCAACGTTTTAAGAGCACAAATTGTTAATTTTCTGTCAGTAGTAAAAAAAGAAAACCCGCCGTAGCGGGTTGAATTAGCGATGTTTTATTACGCCGCTATTTGTTTCTGCTGACAAAGTTCCGGCAAATTAGCCCTCACCAGCGCTTCAGCAAACGGCGGAGGAACAGCGTTACCGCAGCGCGCAACCTGTTTGTCCTTCGCGTACTTCTTACCCCGATAGTCCTGGTCGATGATGTACCATTCCAGGAAGCCCTGTGCACGGTAAAGCTCATGCGGTTGCAGCATAAACAAATAGAAAGCAATTCATAATACATATACAGGATCGTTTGCTACTTTAGGTCTACTCTCAATGGCTATACCTACAAAGCCGTTTCTAATCGCCCCTCCTGACCACTTATTCCAGTTTCTTCCATCCATCGTAAACTGTAGATTCTGCTGATCCCCTATAAACCTTACGCCTTCAAAAATCATATCTAATCGCTCTACAATTATTCCCTTCGGGGGATTCATTTTCAAAACAAGAGCAATCTGACGGGGGGCACTTCTAATGGTTATTCTCGAACCCTCGCAGTTTACATCCCAATTATCCGATTTAACGGACCATTCATTCTCATTGATCCTTAACATTTCCCTCCCCAATACATCGCAAAATACTCCAGAGAGTAACATAGGAGAGTTTGGCTCTGAGGATGGCTTGACAGACAATATCGGCCTATCATTTACAACTATCAGGTGCTCACAGTTGTAAAACTCTAATCCACCAAAAACTATCTCCAATGGTTTGCTATGAAAATCAAAAAGTTCATTTGCAAATCCTTGTTGAAGACATTTGGGATTAGCATTAGCTAATGCAACGCTTGCAGCTGATAGTCTTCCCCTTGCTCGTTTCTGGTTACATTGCGAGCATAACAATGTCATTCCCTTAGGGTTATGCTCGGTAGCATCAGCGAAGTCAGGATTGAAGTGCTCATACTCATAAAATCCGAAACCACAGATTACACAACCAAATCCACATCTTTTCCTGATAACTCGCTGTACTTCTGCAGGGACACGCCGAGACAGCCCGTGTCTATTTTTTGTTGTCACGTTATTGACTCGATTATCTTTTTAAGTGAGTAAGTAATAACCCCTATTTTTATCTCATTAATAATATAAAAACCATCGTGTCAAGATGGTTTTTATCGATATTCAAATCTTTTAGTTAATAAATCATTTTGTTACCCATGCTCGACGTTCCTACCTTACAGCACCCCATTAATCACCTTCACTGCATCAGCCATTGCGTAGCCGAGATTACCGCCGTCGCTTTTTGCTGCTGCTTTGCTGAGTATTTCGCTTATCTGGTGCAGGCGCTTGAGTGATACAGGACCGTTCGCCGTGTGGTTAGTTGTCATGCTGCATGCTCCTGTTTACGGTTAGAGCGACATACCAGCGCCCAAAAGTTCATATCGCAAATCAGTGCCACGCGCATTTCTGCAGTAAAGCGACATCCGAGTTTATTTGACTTGCCGACTGACCGCCGACGCTTGCGCATTATCTTGCGTACGTGCGCAGCATTAACTTCAACCTGACGATGCCTTGAGGCATAAACACCCTTAGCTGGTATCTTCCGAGCTTGTTTCTGGTACGCGGTTAACAGGTCATGTACGTCTGTAAATTTGCTCATCTCACTCTCCCTTCACGCCAATGCCAGCGGCGGTATAGATTGCGAACCACGGCGTAGCGTAGCCACCAGAACGGTCATGTGGTCGCTCGCTACCAATAGATATTTGAATCTGCCCGTCACACTGCCTTAGATAGCCGTATGGCGTCCGCGCCTCCAGTTCTGCTATGCGCTTCTCTGCGGCTTCCAACTTGGCGCGCAGATTCTCGAAGTCATCAGCCTTTACAACTGGCACATGCCCGTAACCATGGTCTTTCGTACTGCCGAATGCCGCCGGATGGATGTAATACGTTTTCGGGTTCACGTCACCTGCTCCAGCCTGTTTGTTGAGTGCTGTCATTGGGCTGACTCCTGTTTCGATTTGCGTAGAGCTTCTTTGTAACTGGCCTTTGCTGCTTTTTTGGTGTCGCACCACTCGCCTTCAACATCACGTCGTGGATAGCCATAAGCCGCGTCGTATGAGCAGCGAAACATTCGGCATTTTCCATCACGGCTGTATTCGACTTCAGGCAGTCGATATCCCAACAACCATTCACTGAACGGCTGGCAGCTATCAGCATCAAGATATTCTTCGTATCGAGTGCGTTTCTTTGGCTCTGGCAGTGCAGAAATTGCCGTTGCTTCACCTTTTTCTGTGACGTGATAAAGCGTTCCGTCGCCTACAAAACCAGGTGCGGGACGGGAGGTAGCTAAACCATCAGATACCAGTTCTTCCCACTTCTCGTTATCCGTATGCCCTTCGCCTACGAGGAAATAATTACGGTATGGCGTGCGGTTCCGCTCATTGATGCCCAGCGCATGCTGCATGAGTTCAATTCCAGTGCTCATAGCGCGGATCCTTTGCGAAGTTGGGCTGCAACTGCTTCGGCTCGTTCAGCCGTCAGGTTGTAGCTACACTGCATATTCACCGAGCAACCATCTTTATTGGCAAGCCCTCGGCAGATAGCCGACACTTCGTCAGCGCCGCTTGCCCGCACTTCAGCTAGGAAAGCGTCGTAAGCAGGTATCTGCAATACAGCCAGTGAGCGAATCATCTTCTGAACTTCTGGCGGGCATTGTTCGTAATGGTCGTCTGTGATGAATACCGCTTCGTTGTGAATTTTATCTACAGCGCTTAATTCAGCCGCCAGCTCCCTGCACTTGCTCTCGGCGTTAGCGAGCTGTACTGCCATGTCTGTGACTTCGGCTTCAAGTTTTTCAGCATATTCAATCAGGAGATCGATTCTTTCCGGCGTTACGGTTTTAACGTATTTGCAAATCGATGACGCATAATTATCATCCTGGAGTGTGCCAGCCAGGCCATTACAAAATTTGCGGTTCCCTTTTGTCGCCTTGATATCGGCGATGATTTTTTTAACATCTGGTTTCATGCTGATGCTCTCCCGTAAAACGCCAGTACACGCTGCATAGCCGGACTTGTACGGCATACTGATGTGACCATGTTTTTGCTCATGTTCGATTTGAGCTGCTTGATGTTCAGCTCCCCGCCGGGCTGAAAAATGTAGACAGGGCGATGCGGTTCGCCAGTGCGGATTACTACCGCTCTGCGTACCAGGTGAAGCAGTAGGTTATGTGACTTCTTGCAGTCGCATCCCAGCAGATTCTGAACCTGACGCGGCGTGATGGTCTGGTTAACCCGAAGGTAATCGACAATTGCCCACAGTGATTTGCTTGCCATGGTGATTTGCCCTCGAAGTTATTTAACGATCCGGAGATGGCTAACGTTCTTGCGATAGCTGCCCCAGTCAAAGTTCACCCACACCCCGCCATCCATCTGGAGACGGTCGATAACTCGCGCACCCAACGCCCCGAGAAGCTCGTCGTGGTTCAGGTTTGTCAGGATCCCTACCGGACGCATCGACGACAGGCGACGGTCGATAACCTGATTCAGAATGACTTTCTCGCCGTTGCTTCCGCGTTGAATACCGACCTCATCCAGCACCAGCAGATCGACTTTGCAGAGATCATCCAGAAGTGAAGCTTCTGACTGGCCACCGTCGTAGCACTCGCGAACGCGCAGCATCAGGTCAGGGATTGTCACTACCAGTACGCTATGCCCGCCAGAAAGCAGATGATTTCCGATTGCCGCAGCGAGATGGTTTTTCCCGGTACCAGGACCACCGCTAAACACGAAGCTCGCGAACCCAGCACCGAAATTCTGTGCGTAGCTCTTTGCCATCGTGAAGGCTTTGCGCTGCCCTTCCCCGGATACATGGTAATTCGCGAAAGTGCACCTGCGGTGCAGGCTTTGAATTCCTGAGCGACCGAAAATTTTCTCTGTCCGGGCTTTCTGATTCAGCCTGTCCAGTTCTTCACACCGCTTCAGGCCTTCTTCCCTCTGCCATGCCAGCAGCTCTGCCGCGCTGGTGAACTTCGGCTGAACTCCTGGCGGAATGAGTTTCTTCAGGCGCTCAAGAGCGCTGCCAGAATTAACAATGTTTTTCACCGTTACCCCCTGAACCCGGTCGGGATGGTTTTATCTGGCTCAGAAATTCGGTTGGGATCTCGCTGTCCAACATGGACGGTCCTTTGGCCGTGACCACGCGATTGCAACAGACTGTTGGCAAAGGTCTGCTCCCAAGCCAACTGGTGTTTAACCTTGCCGTCAGGTATCCAGTAATCACGGAATTGCTGAAGTTCTTCAGCGGTGTAACCCGGCTCAGTGCCGACGTTCTTACCCCAGAGCGCAGCCTGACGCACGAAGTCTGGAGACGGGGTCCATGAGTCAGTGATCGGAAATTTACCCAATGGGCCAAAATCCAGACCGGGCCCAAAATCCTCGTTCTGAGGTTTGGGAGGGATAGCTGGCAGAGGTGGGTGATTTCCAGAAATATCATCCCCAGAATGACTTCCGCCCGCGCGTTCTCTCTCTGGGTTTAGATCTTCTCTTCTCTTCTCTTCTCTGTGGTTACGCGTTACGTTATTAGTAACGTTACTCGTTACGTTACTTTCCTGGAGTTTTTTCCGTTCACGAAACTCCTTCTGGCGCTGCGCATTTGTCTTGGCCGTAGCTGAGCGCATATCACCTGACGTATTGTATTCATTGAAGTTTGGAAGAATGACGCAGTTATTCTCCGCATCATAAATGGCCCAGCCTACGGTTGATAATGCAGCCCCAAAACCGGGTACTCCGACAATATCATCGATATCAGACAGGTCTGCATTTTCAAATACACCGTTACGCGAGTGTTCATTTGCCGCAGACCAAAACGTTACTAGTAACGACACCGTAACGTTACGGGTTACGTTACGCGTTACAACGTCTGATAACGTGGTGTTATGCGAAAGTGTGAACATTTTTCCCACCTCCGGTGAACGCTCCAGTATTCGCGCAATTCCGTTCACCTTCGGGCTGGTGACCAGTGATGTACGCATCTTTATCCAGTCCCCGGCCATTAAGTCCTCCTGAAGAATAATTAAGGGAAGATTTATCCAGTCGCGGTCCGACACGCTGGCAAAACAATTTGTGGTTAGGCATACTTACCCCGCAATGATTTCGCAATGAATTGCACCAGAAAGCCGTTGGTGTTCGCGCACCGCGGCTTTCGCCATTTTTGAACCGGTCATATAGCCCCCAGCATCATCTGCACCATCTCCATCAGCGGCCCGGTTAAGCCAGGGTCAACGCGGTACATCTCCACGATCCCCTCGCTCAACTCTTTCAGCTTCTGATGACGTGGAGCATCCATCGCGACGGCTATCTTCGCTTCGCTGGTTTCTTTCTCCATACGTGCCAGGCGAGCCATGATGTTGTCCTCTGGCAGCAGGCGGTTGCGAAACTCAATCGGCAGAACCGCGAGGATTGCCGGAGTCAGCTGGCGAACGTTCTCGCGGTACCGTTCGCTGTTGAAATGGTTGTCCAGGAAGCGGAACAGCTTCTGGCGTTTTCGGCTGAGGTCACCAGAGAAAGTGATCTCGTCACCCCCTTGCGCCCGGTACTCTTCGATGATCAGAGCCGTAACTACGTCCTGACCATCTACACCCGCCCACGCACGAACGGCATCGCGGATCTGGTCATGTTTATCTACCGAAACAGGTTGATTGCGATTTATCATCGCAGCCGGTTGATATCCGCTATTTTGATGAAGTGACAGTGACTGCATGGTTATGCCCTCGCTTCCTGAGCTGGTAATCCATCCGTAGGGTTGGGATACAAATCTGGTCGAAGTTCATGTGGTGTAATACCTGTTACCCTGAAAATCGGTAATACGCGGTCCGGAGGAACAGCACCTTTATAGCGTGTCTTCCAGCGGCTAACTGACATGGGCTTTATGCCCAGTAATGCTGCAAGATTGCTGGCATTACCTGCTTTTTTGATAGCTTTCTCTAATCCGTTCATCATTGTCTCCAAAAGATACACGAACAAATTAAGCCTTAGACTTAAACATAAATCAAGCCTTGGGCGAATTTTATTTTATAAGCAAAAGGCTTATTCTTTTGATATGGCTGAGAAAAAAATACTTAACCCGATTCTCATCGAGCGTTTGACAGAACTGACGCAGCGGGGGATGACAAAATCTGATATGGCAAGGGTTGCGGGGATTACTCCGCAGTCCGTAAACGGCTGGTTTAAAAAAGGGGTTATCAGCAAAAGTTCTGCATTAGCGGTTGCTGATGCTGCTGGGGTGTCCGTCCCCTGGCTACTTGGTGAGGATGTTGGAGAGAAGGATGGCCTTAAGCCTGATGAACAGCGCCTGCTGGAGCTCTACCGCCAACTGCCAGAAGAAGAACAACAGAACATGTTACGGATCGTATCTCTGCGATTGAAGGAACTAGACGAACTGTACGCCAAGTATATGGGGCGGCGGATTAAGGGTGATACTGAGTAAGTAGCATCTGATGAAAATGGCGAGGGACATTATTGAAAACTGGCCTGTTTTTAATTTCCATCGCTGTTCTTTGCTTTACCTTCATTTTCATCTGGATCATGCTCATTGGTCCTGTGAACGGGCATGAAAAGACTTACTTTAAGGACTCAACAACTTTTGCGGTCATCGTTATGGCAGTGCTATTGATAGCATTCGTAGTGGTTACAGTAATGGTGTTATTGTGAAGCGGAAAAGTAAGTTTTGTGAGTTTTATCGCTAACAACCAGAAGAAGAGCAACAAAATATGTACCGCATCTATGTGCTTTTCCTGAAGTCCTAGATGTTTTTTTATTCTAAGCACATGAATCTTGGAAATAAAGGTGAGCTTCGTCTGTCAACAATCGCAGCCGCTACCATAGTGGGGTAGCTAAGTTGCTAACAACGATTTTGGATTATCTGTGTACGATGATGGTGGCTCGCGTGCATTTTGTGAGTTAATATATATGTTAACTATGGATTAGTAGATGGTTCAACATACATTTAAAGGTAACTGCTTCACAGTAACTCATTGTAATGGGGCTCTTAAAACGCTATCTGATGTCATCCGGAGCGTGACTCCAGCCAAAAAGCAAAAAACTATGGTAGTCAATCTTAGACTACAAATAGAGCGATTAGCCTCTGGTAAGAGGACTCCCGACCTAAGTGTTAGAAAGGAGGGGGTTTTACCTTCTTACAATGGAAAACCCAGCAAAAATTTTTGGGCTATAAAGAAGATACCCATCAGAGGTTATTACTGGGAGTCAGAAAGAGTATTCATGACTTATTTCATAAGTCATTACATCTACAAGGATTTTGATGACCTAAGTGATTCTGATACCCAGAAGGTCCGTAACAACTGGGAACGAATCGAGAGAGGATTAGATGACTGTTGACAACAATTCTGCAGGAGAAGTTTTCGAACTTCCCTATGTCAGTGAAAGGGAGATGGCTTCCGAACGATTGGTGTTCAACACCACGGAGGATCTCCTACTAGCCATGCAAGATGCAGGCATCACCAAAGGTGAGCTTGCCAGGAAACTTGGTAAATCACCTTCCCATGTTTCGCAGCTGCTTGATGGAACCAGAAACATGACCCTGAGAACATTATCCGACATATCATACGCACTGGGTGCTGAAGCAAGGGTCTCTGTTTTCAGAAATGGGGTTGATGTCTCACATCACATCATTCCACCATTAAGGCAATATGAGACTAGTGAACCCGAACTGAAAGATACTAGTGAAACAAAAATTGTGCGCTTTGTGATAGGAAGTAAGTTTGGCTCTAGCAACGACAACAATGATGTGGGTATTTTATGTTATCAGAGATAAGGCTCATTGAGGTCAGCACTAGCAACATACATTTCAAGCATACCCCTTTGAAAAGTGGTACTAATAGGGGCAATTTTGAAGCTGAGATCGGTGAGATTACTGTCGAAGCCGGTAAAAAATTAAAATCCGATGAAGCACTAAGTATAATTGAGATAACTGCTTCCCCAAAGGTTGTAGGTCTCAGCACGACCAGTGATGGGGCAATCCATGAAACGTTTAACCTGCAATTTGGTTTACGTTTAGTATTCACTTATCCAGACAGTATCGATTTAACACCAGAATTACTTGATGAAAACCGATGGTTCTTTGAATATAACGTAAAAATATTCTTTAAAACACAATGTGAACAAATACTTAAGCCAACAACTATCAAGAATATTGAGCTACCATTTGGTTAGAATCGACCCGGCCACCGCGCCGGGTTTCTTTTGCCTACCCTTTTCGCACTTCCTCAGCTGCAAACCTGAACACCTGTCGCCAAAAATCGTTCTGCTCAATATCCCCCAGCGACTCAAGCATTGAAATGATCGCCTCAGTAGTTGGCGCGTCTCCATGTGATATCAGATTCAGCGTCGCTCTACCTACCGCCTGACATACATCGTTGTAACCCACGTAGAACTTTTCCATAGCCCACCCTCAATGATGTTTTTCTGACCATAGCATCCTCTGCTCACATGCTTTCGTCAAAAAAATAAGCCGTAAACTTAATCGCAACATTAGTCTTGAGCTTGACATGAATTAAGTCTAAGGCTTAATATAAATCCACATCAACACAACCACCGAGGCAGGACGCCCACGAAGTAGCCGTCCGGGGCATACGAAGACCGGACTGAGGTGGTGAGATTAACGCGCAGTAGGTTTGAAACGTTCCGCCAGCCTGGCGACAAGGGCAAACACAGAAGTGAGCTTCGCGGTGGTGAATTGCCGAGTTAAAACGCTCAACCGTGAAGATCAGCGTCACGGCACCACCAGCGAAGTTCACTCAGAAAAACTGGAGAACATCATGGTTCATCAGCACTACGGTACACAGACAGTAAACCGCGGCGCAGTTCAGCCTGGAATGCTCGTCAAACACAAAGACTCAACCTGGACAGCATCAGCTAATGCTCGTGGTCGTTTGTATCTGCATCGAGGCGTTGAGATGACTTACACCAGGGATTTGCTGGTTGAAGTTTATCTGAACGGTCTGGGGAATGGCCTCAGCCATTAACGGAGAGTGTCATGCAAGACAAGAAATGCGGTTACTGCGGCAAACCGGTTAAACCGGAAGAAGTAGTCAAAAGCACCCTTCTCTATCTCAACGGCTCACTGCTGGCGCGCAAAGAGAAAGAGTACTGTTCCAAACGTTACGCTTCGCACGACCAGATGGCTCACGAAGGCTAACGTAAAACCCGCGCAAGGCGGGATGTACGTCCGGTGCCACCGACCAAAGTTACACCGGAAACAACATTAAAACCAAAGTTAACCCAATGGGCGCTATCAATGGTCCGGGGATTCTAACACCCAAAAATGAGGATCTCACATGGAATTCTTTAATGTGGTTAAAGCCACTCAGAAATCCGGAAAGCAAGATGCAGTGGTCTGGTTCACTGCGAAAACCGAGGCTCGCGCCAACCTGATGCTGGACGTTGCGCTGGAAGATGCTGGCATCGAAACCGGCCGCGGCAAGGACTACGCCAAACCAATTCGCACTGACTTCCCGGTTGTTGATGACCTGCCAGAAGAAGGTGAAGTTGATTTCACCTGGTGTGATCGTTACGAACTGGCAGAAGACCAGCGCACCTGGAATGTTAAACCACAGGCTGAAGATAAGTCTGTCGACGACGCTGATACTGAAGATGCTACCGCAGAAGAATCTCGACAGGCAGAGCAGCCAAACTTGATCGTCGTAGCCACCCTGCCATTCCGTCAGCGCGTACTGGCTCAGTTCATCGGTGATGGTGAATATCTCTATCACATCGACGCTGGGCAGAAAAACGAGATTGTCCGCCTTGAGATGGACACTGATGACACGTACATCCAGAACCTGCTGCTGGCTGCTGAGAATGTGGAAGCATTCAAAAAAGCCATTGAGCACGATATTCATAAAGTCGTGAATGCCGTTAAGAAAGTCTTCCCTGTCGACGGTAAAAAACCGGAGCTGGCAACAGTTATCCAGTTCCTGACGGTGTGGTTCAAAACTGAATACATCGATCGCGGCCTACTGGTCAAGGAATGGCAGAAAGGCAACCGTGTTGCGCAGATTCAACGCACTGACGTCAAAACCAATGCTGGCGGTGGAAATAAGACCGATCGCAATACCGACTACGTCCACACACTGGACACTCTGGATGTTGAAATTGCGCTGGCCACCTTGCCAATGGATTTCAATATCTACGACATTCCTGGTGGGGTCTACCGTCGCGCTAAAGAGATTGTCAGCAAGAAAGAAAGTCCGTTCAGCGAATGGTCTGAGGCGCTGCGCAAAACCGCTGGCATCCTGGACTATTCACGCGCCGCCATCTTTGCACTCATCCGCGGCACATCATCCGAATTGGTTAACTTTCCTGGGCGGTTGCGGGCATATATCAATGCCAATCTAACCGAAAATGACCACTCAAACCCCTCAGAAGAAACGCTGGCTGATGCTGGTCATGCGCCGGACGTCAGTTGGGAAAATGAGATTAATGAGCAGGTCGCTGCGGAGCAGAAAACAGCAGCGAAACAGCCACAAATCGCCAACATGGGCAACGGCGTATTCTCCATTGATGGCCTGATGGGTGATCAACAAACACATACAGATGACCGTTCACCAGTTAATGAGGACACCACCAGCAATGTGCAGATGGAAGAAGCTGTCAGTGATGAAGAACAGGCTGGTAATGAAGTGCAGTCAGTCGAAAGCAGTCTGGAAACTGGTGAAGAGTCACATACCGGCCAGCAAGCCGATGTGAACCAGAATACGGATTCTGTCGCCCAAAATAGCGATTCTGTAAACCAAACCGAACCGGTTTCGGCACAAACCGAGCCAGAAACGCAATCTGACGAACCGGCTGTTGTGTACCCCGCTTACTTCGAACCTGGCCGTTATGAAGGTCTGCCGAACGAGGTTTACCACGGCGCCAACGGCATCAGCTCCACGCAGGTGAAAGACGCGCGCGTGTCCCTGATGTACTTCAATGCCCGCCACGTAGAGAAGACCATCGTCAAAGAGCGCTCTCCGGTGCTGGACATGGGCAACCTGGTGCATGCGCTGGCGCTGCAACCAGAACAACTGGACGCCGAATTCAGCGTTGAACCTGTAATCCCGGGAGGTGCGTTCACCACGACGGCAACGATCCGCGCGTTTATCGATGAGCACAACGCTAGCCTGCCGGCGCTGCTGTCTGCCGACGACATCAAAGCGCTGCTGGAAGAATACAACGCCACCCTGCCGCCGCAGGTGCCGCTCGGCGCTTCGCTTGAAGAAACCGGACAGAGTTACATGGCGCTGCCCGCGGAGTTCCAGCGAATTGAAGATGGCCAGAAACAAACCGCAGCGGCGATGAAAGCCTGCATCAAAGAGTACAACGCCACCCTGCCGCCGCAGGTGAAAACCAGCGGTAGCCGTGACGCGCTGCTCGAGCAACTGGCAATCATCAATCCTGACTTGGTTGCACAGGAGGCGCAGAAGCCCCAACCACTGAAAGTGTCCGGTACCAAATCAGACCTGATACAGGCCGTGAAGTCTGTTAATCCGGACGCCGTCTTCGCCGACGAATTGCTGGATGCTTGGCGCGAGAATCCGCAAGGAAAAGTGCTGGTCACCCGTCAGCAACTGAGCACCGCACTGGTCATTCAGAAAGCCCTGCTCCAACACCCAACTGCAGGCATGTTGCTTCAGCATCCGAGCCGCGCTGTTGAGGTGAGCTACTTTGGCTTTGACGACGAAACCGGTCTGGAAGTCCGCGTTCGTCCTGATCTGGAGATCGACCTGGACGGCGTTCGCATCGGTGCCGACCTGAAAACCATCAGCATGTGGAACATTAAACAGGAAGGTTTGCGCGCCAAACTGCACCGGGAAATCATCGACCGTGACTACCACCTGAGCGCCGCCATGTATTGCGAGACCGCGGCACTGGACCAGTTCTTCTGGATTTTCGTCAACAAAGACGAGAACTACCACTGGATCGCCATCATCGAGGCATCCGCCGAACTGCTGGAGCTGGGCATGCTCGAATACCGCAAGGCGATGCGCGCTATCGCTACCGGCTTTGACACTGGAGAATGGCCAGCGCCGATCACCGCTGATTACACCGACGAACTGAACGACTTCGACCTGCGCCGCCTTGAAGCGCTGCGTCTGGCTTAAGGGAGGATTTGACCATGCAAAATACCAACATCATTACGACTGAGCAGGCTCCTAACACCATTTCCGCCAGCAACGCTGTATTCAACGTGCAGGCGCTCGGCCAGCTTACCTCTTTCGCTGAATTGATGGCGCAGTCTGCCGTCACCGTCCCCAAACACCTAGCGGGGAAGCCCGCCGACTGTATGGCGATCGTCATGCAGGCTATGCAGTGGGGAATGAACCCATACGCAGTTGCCCAGAAAACGCATCTGGTCAACGGCGTTCTGGGTTACGAAGCGCAACTGGTTAACGCAGTGATTTCCAGTTCCAGCGCCATTATTGGCCGCTTCCATTACGAGTACGGCGGTGACTGGGAGAAGATCGCCGGGAAAAAAGACGGTCGTGATGAATTAGGTCTGTTTATCCGGGTTGGCGCCGTATTGCGCGGAGAAGAAGAAATCACCTGGGGCGAGCCAATCTACCTGGCAGATATCACCACACGTAACTCGCCACTGTGGAAAACAGCGCCGAAGCAGCAGATCGCTTATCTGGCAGTGAAGTACTGGGCTCGCCTGTACTGCCCAGAAGTCATCCTCGGCGTCTACAGTCCAGATGAAGTTGAGCCACGCACTGAGAAAGAGATTAACCCAGCACCGAAGCACGTTAACCTGGCTGATATCTCAGGTGACACCGTCACAACCACGCAAAGCGCACAGGAATCGTCGGTAAATATCGACTCACTGGCTGATGATTTCCGCGAACGCATCGATGCTGCTCAGGATGTTGATAGTGCAAAAGCACTGCGCGCTGATATCGAAAGCGCGAAGGCCACGCTCGGGTCTGCCCTGTTCACCGAGCTGAAGAATAAGGCAGTGAAACGCTATTACCTGGTTGATTCACGTAACAAGGTTGAAGCCGCGATCAACTCTCTGCCGTCTCCGGACGAACCGGATGCAGCTGAACGGTTTGGGGAAGTTGAGCGAGTTCTTGCAACGGTGAAACGTCATCTTGGCGACGAGCTGCACGATCAGTTCAGCATCACCCTGGCGGATATGAAACCGGAATACGTTGGCTAACTGGTTGGGAGGGTTCGCCCTCCCACTGAGGAGATGTAATGCGACTAATTAACCGAGCCAATCAGCAGTCTCCGTTAGCGCGTCAGGCATGCGACATCGCGCTGGCCACTCATCACGAACGCTACGGCGACTACGGACGCAGCAAGATGAAGGAAACGTACACGGTGAGAGTTGAAGGTGTGAAGGTCTGGGTGGAGGTAGTGAACCGCAAGGCGAGTTACGTGGCCACGGCGATGACAGGCATGCGCAGATTGCGAGCGCTGCCGGGTCAGGTGAGTTGATGTTAATTTTATAAATGGCCCAGTACGGGCCATTGGAGAAAAACGATGGATGATATTTTGCTGACGTCAGACCTGACCAGTCGATACAAAATCTCACGTAAAACCCTTTGGTCATGGCAAAGCACAGAAACTATGCCGCGGGGTTTTGCGAAGCCGTTCCCTGTTCCTGATTTTCCTGGTAACCCAAACCGCTGGAAGTCGGAGTCAGTCAAAGAGTGGGAAGGTGTGAAACAGCCAATTAACTGAATGGCTCACCAATGATACTTTCAAGATGGCTCTGCCAAACGTGGAGCCAGTGTTTTTGGTCATCGATGTAGTCGTGCAGATTGTAGTGAGCCATTACACCGACCATCTGATGACCAAGTAGTTTTTCAATCACATGCGGCGGACAGCCAAGTTCTGAAAGGTTTGTCGCGATCGTTCTTCTCATATCATGAAGAGACCAGGGTTCCATTCCCGCAGCGGACCAGATATACCTTGCGTAATTTGAAGCGACTGGCGGATGTACTGGGACATCTTTGATTTCGCCATCCAGTAAACGCTGTGAGGTGACTAAGTGTCTTGTGTTGATCTTCTCAATATGATTTTTGACCAACCCTACCGCCGCTTCAGAGAGTGCCCTTCTCATATGCACTCGCGTTTTGTAACTACCGGCCGGAACTATCCATTCATTTTCATTCAGTCTAAACCACGACCTTTCGCTTAATCGAATTTCTGCCGTTCTACAGCCGGTCAGCATAATAAACTTCACAAGAAATACGGACTCTATCGACATGCGATTTTGCAGCCAGCGATAAATTGCCACCAGTTCACTATCATCCAGACGCCGCGTTCTCTTTTTCGGCTTTTGCCCGACATCAGTGGGTAGCAACCCCTCAAGCGGGTTAGTCGATATAACGCCCCTGTTGATACAGAACCTGAATGAGCGCTTGCACAGTGAAAGCATATAGTGGGCCATTACCCTGCTTTCAATCTGATCAAATACATCTATCCAGTGCATTTTTGTCGAGTTATCGACTTTGACGTTCCGCATCGGTTCGGCGATATGTTTGGCGAATACCAGCTGATAATAATCCGTCTTTGTGAGTTGATTCGCGATGCAGTGTTTCTCGATCCAATAATTGAAGGCTTCAGCCACTGTCATAGAACCTTCGCGAGATAATTTTTCCAGCTTCACTTGCTCGCGAGGATCTAAACCTTCAGTTAGCCACGTTCTGAACTGCTGACGCCTTTCCCTTGCCTGAGCAATGCTCATAGCTGGATAATCACCGACATTGAGTTTTACAGCTTTACCAGCCCATCTGTATCGATAGAAGAAAGAAACTTTTCCAGCCAGGCTGATCCTTGCGTTGAGTCCGTGAGAATCTGAAATGGTTTCGATATCATCGCGCTTCTTGCCAAGGGCCTTCCTGAGCTTTGTGTCAGTGATCATTGAATGGGTACACATTTGGCTTTTGAGTACGCAAAAGTGTACACAAAACTCGTTGCTCTAAGCTACCCGCAATGTAACACTTGTACTCAAAGTGTGATGATTGGAAGGCCAAAAGGCAGGTAATAGAAGGCTTTAGCGTAACAGAACGTTTTTACGCGGAATTCTTTGAAATAGGCCGAATGACAATACAAAAAAGTATTTTAAAAACAGAACAAAAACAGACATTGGGCACCGCCAGCGGTGCCCTTTTGGGATCAGATGCTGTGGATCGCAAACAGCAACGAGTTGCGTTGATGGTTGAGAATGCACTTTCTGATAGTGTGGATACGCATATTACGACGCGATTGTCCTTCAAGCCAACGTGCTTTACGGCGGCTAGCCTGACGCAGCATCCGCCAGCGTCCCACTTCCGTTCTACTACGCTTCATGTTTACTACTCTTTCAGTCACTGAGTGGCCATTATAACGCCACACCGAATGCAGACCAGCGGTTTTCCCGTGTTTTTATTTGCCAGATTAATCCTGATGCGTAAACTCTTAACAATACGCTTTCAAAAGGATTTTTAAATTTATGACAACCTTCTACACCGTGGTGAGTTGGCTGGTCATTCTGGGTTACTGGGTACTCATTGCTGGCGTAACATTACGCATTCTAATGAAACGACGCGCAGTGCCCTCCGCAATGGCCTGGCTTTTGATCATCTATATTCTGCCATTGGTAGGGATCATTGCTTATCTGTCCTTCGGTGAGCTCCACCTGGGTAAACGCCGCGCCGAACGCGCCCGGGCAATGTGGCCGTCAACGGCCAAGTGGCTGAACGATCTTAAAGCCTGTAAGCATATTTTTGCGCAGGAAAACAGCAGCGTCGCCTCCTCCTTATTTAAACTGTGCGAGCGTCGTCAAGGAATCGCCGGCGTTAAGGGAAATCAGCTGCAGCTGCTCACCAGTTCAGATGACGTGATGCAGGCATTAATCCGTGATATTCAGCTGGCGCGCCACAACATAGAGATGGTGTTCTACATCTGGCAGCCGGGTGGTATGGCCGATCAGGTAGCCGAGTCGTTAATGGCTGCCGCGAGGCGTGGCATTCACTGTCGCCTGATGCTGGACTCCGCCGGCAGCGTGGCATTCTTCCGCAGCCCTTGGGCGGCGATGATGCGTAACGCAGGCATCGAGGTTGTAGAGGCGCTGAAGGTGAACCTGATGCGTGTATTTTTACGCCGTATGGACCTGCGTCAGCACCGCAAAATGATCATGATCGACAACTACATTGCGTATACCGGCAGCATGAACATGGTCGATCCGCGCTTCTTCAAACAAGATGCAGGCGTTGGGCAATGGGTTGATTTAATGGCAAGAATGGAAGGCCCGGTAGCCACCGCTATGGGCATCGTCTATTCTTGCGACTGGGAAATTGAGACCGGAAAGCGCATTTTGCCCCCGCCACCGGACGTCAATATCATGCCGTTTGAGCAGGCCAGCGGGCACACCATTCACACAATTGCCTCGGGTCCTGGTTTCCCAGAAGACTTGATTCATCAGGCGCTGTTAACCGCAGCTTATTCAGCGCGCGAATATTTAATTATGACCACGCCTTACTTTGTTCCCAGCGACGATTTGCTGCATGCAATTTGTACGGCAGCACAGCGTGGGGTCGACGTCAGTATCATTCTTCCGCGTAAGAATGATTCCCTGCTGGTTGGCTGGGCAAGCCGGGCCTTTTTCACTGAGTTGCTGGCAGCTGGCGTTAAAATTTATCAGTTCGAAGGCGGCCTGCTGCATACCAAGAGCGTACTGGTCGATGGCGAGCTGAGCCTGGTCGGTACCGTTAACCTGGATATGCGCAGTCTGTGGCTCAATTTTGAAATCACGCTGGTCATTGACGATGCTGGATTCGGCGGCGATCTCGCCGCCGTGCAGGATGATTATATTTCGCGTTCCCGCCTGCTTGATGCCCGTTTGTGGGTAAAACGACCACTCTGGCAGCGGATAGCAGAGCGACTGTTTTACTTCTTTAGTCCGTTGCTGTAA